AATAAGATTCTTGAAACAATGCAGAAAAAGTAACTGATGTAAACCAATAGGGTGTGGAAATAGGTTTGGGGCAACATCGCAATACTACGTTTAATGTACCTAAAGTACACACCCTTTATTTGATTTAGAACATGAAATACATTGATGCAGAAAAACTAAAAGCAGAAATCAAAAAGAGAATGAACAAGCATTGGGACAATCTGCCCGATGCAGATTCTCCAGAAGATGATTGGACACATAATGAACTATGTGAATTAGGTGCATATAAAGAATTGGAGCATATAGAAGATTTCCTTAACTCTCTTCAGCAGGAGCAGCCGGAGATAGACTTGGAGAAAGCGGCAATAAGTTTCGGGGATGAGATAGGAATCCCTGTTAGTGATGCATTTTTGTCTATCGCTCGACATTTCTACGAACTCGGCAGAAAGCAAGTTCTTCAAGAAATCTACGATGGTAAAACCAAACCAGTTGACAAGATAACTGCTGCTTGGCTTGATGATAAAGAGGAGGACAATTAAATGACACAGGAAGAAAAACAACTATTACTCAAAGATCTCTGTGCGAGATTGCCTTATGGAGTAAAATACCAAGATAAAATTGAAGGTGGGATTCATATTTTGCATTTAGGCATTATTTCTCACTATGAAAGATTTATTCCCTATCTCAGACCAATGTCAAGTATGACTGATGAAGAGAAAGAAGAGTATGATAAAACATTTGATTGGGATTACTCCATTCAAGGGACACCATTTGATTGGCTCAATGCACATTACTTTGATTATCGTAGGTTAATTGAGAAGGGACTTGCATTGGAAGCACCTGAAGGAATGTATAAAACTGAATAACTATGATTACCGAAGAAATCAAAGGTCTTGACGAGGCGGCAGAAAAGTATTTGGATACAGTTCCAGAATCTCCAATTATGGAAGGTGTATTTCAAGCATTTAAAGCCGGAGCAGAATGGATGGCAAGCAAACTTGTTCCAAACAAAGGTTATAGAGAAATAACCGGTGTTAGAACGAGTGCCATAACGACTACGATTATTAACAAAACAGCTGTTTGTGTAACTGACGGTAAACAGCACAATCCATCATTTATTGAATAATCATAGGGCGCGGAGCAATAAGATGCAAGGCTTATCCGTGGGCATTGAGTGATGCGCCCTTTTTACTTTACACGAACTTAATTTACTTTACACGAACTTAATATGAAGATGAAACTGTATCTCGGAGTAAATAGTGACGGTTCTGAAATAATTTCAAAGCAGCCCATAAAGCGTTTCTACGACAAATATACAAATGCGAAGGATGTGTTTTCATATAATGACTCTATACAACCGCCACATTGGATATTGGATTATACGGGTAGTAGTGTTCCCACTACCGGTGCTTTTCCGATTGATGTTTATTTAACACTTCCTTCAGGTTCAATAGAAAGAATGTTCGGAATTTCTATTACTTGGGAAGATGATTGTAAAATTATTGATTTATGACAAAGAAGAAAGAAGAACCGATTATCGTTCCAGCGGAAAGAACCGCGATTGCGTTTGAAACAATTTTCGGCAACAAGGTTCAGCTTTTTGTGGACAACATCGAAGAAATGATTTGGTATCCCGCAGGTATAGCGGATATTTACACGGTGAGAATGCACTATTTTGTCAAAATGGACGCACAGGGTTTTGAACGACTGTTAGAACTTAGAGGAAAACAAAATGAAAAAGATACCATTTGACATTAAATTTCGCCCACAGATAGAATCGGGCGAGTATAAAGTAGTTACTGGCGATGGTAGACCGGTAAGAATTATCTCTTGGGACAAGAAAGTATATGGCGGCAGATATGAAATTGTCGCCCTTGTTCCCACATCGCAAGGTGATACGGAGGCGGTTCAACTCTATTGTCCTGATGGAATCCTCATTGCATCTAATTGGAACGAGAAATTCAACCTTTTCATCGTCACCCCAGAGCCGGAACTGACGGAGTTTGAGAAGGCCGTTGAAACCATCTGTACTAACCTTGCAAGTGGTATTGATAAGGTTGATAATGCTAAGCAGATAGCTGCTGAACTTCTCGCCATCGCGAAGAAAGAACTCTGCAAAGGTTGTGCTGCTCATTTCAAAGGTTACATCAAGGGTAGACAGGATGCCTTGAAAGAGATGGAGGAAAATCGAGTGTATAAGTGCGTTGGTATTAATACTACAACGGGAATATCAACATCGAAGTTAGAGGGAAAGAAATGACTTTTGGAGAATTTAAGAAATTAGATTATAGTGACAATCTTGAAATGGAGATTGTGTTGTCAGAAGCATTTTATAAACATCAAGTAAATTTTCTGGCAGCGACAAATGCTTATACTTATGCCCTGGAAAAAGAAAAGCAACGCCAAAGCAGTTTGTTCAATGAGGCATCTACTGTTATAACTATGTGGCTATCCGGTAACTGGAAGAAGCCAAATGATAAAGTATCTCTGTTCAAAAGGGCCATCCACATCTTCAATCTCAACAAGACTTTCCCCTCCAACATCTACAACGAACAGTATGGTTATACTGATGAGGATAAGAAAGAGTGGGATGAACAGATGAAACTACATTACGGGATTGATTGTAAGGAGGAACAGAAATGATATGGATGATATTATGCTTTGTCGGTGTCGCTGGACTCTTTGTTGTTACGGTGTTTTTTGCCGACGAAGACTGGTCTGTGTGGGTAGAATTGCCATGTGCATTATTGGCAATAATAACTATGTTAATTGGTATTGCGACCGAGGATAAGAAACCAAGAGTTGTCCATACCAAAACTCCTCCACAGATTGATACAGTTATCACAATCAGGAGCCGCATACCAGACACGACTTACATTTACACATTTTCGAAGGAGGAGCAGAAATGACGCAGGAACAATGGAAAGCATTTGAGGACACCCTTATCAAGAGGGGATATAAGAAGTGGACTCGTTGCTGTTATGGTGAAGAGGATTTTGATGTGTCCAAGATGGTAAGGAATGGAGATAAGAGAATGTATCAACTTATCTTTCGTTTCTGGGACTTCGAACAATTCAAAGAAGGCGCGGGATATTCCGTTGACTTTGTTGTTATGCCTTGTATTGACGGGCGGATGGATGCCATTTGTTCCGCTATGGCAAACGATCTTGATAACGATATCGAGTTCGCAGAGCAATTTGCAAAGGATTATTATGAGTTTGTGATTAAACATATAGAGAAATGACCGACAAAGAAAAAATCCGCGCCGAAATAGAACGGCGAATGTTCGACGACTACAACACGAACGATGAAGATAATGATGCAATAGCACAAGGCGTATGTGCGGGGATATTATCCTTCATCGACTCCCTCCCGGATGAAGAGTCAACAATTCTTCAATGGAAATGGATTGATCCGAAGTATGAATATCCTCTCTGCCTTACTCGTGAGATGGACGAGTTTGGCGATTGGCATTACTCCTTGTCCTCTGGGAAAATCTCGGAGACTTGCCAATATATCTCGCTGGCAGAATTGGAGAGGTTACCGGATGAGCCAGTTGATGCCGATGCTGCCATGAAAGAACTCGACAAGAAAATCGAACTCACGAAGGAACACTGCTCTTGGGAAGGCGTTGACGTGGATAAGTTCATGGACGAGGTAAGAGGAATAAAGCCCGTCTATATCGAAAAGACCGCCCGTGTTTCTCCGGGCATGTTATCAAACTTCGGCAATTCTGTTTTTGTTATGGATGTTGAGCTTACTCAGGCAGAGCAAGAGAAAGTATTTGGCGGTGTTCCCGGCATTTTCTCAGGAACAATAAAAATCTTATTACCATGCGAATAAATCCACTTACAAGAGAAGTGACTATGACGGAAGAAGAATGTCATAAACGTATTGCTGACGATAGCAAAATGGTGGAGGATGACTTCGAGAAGGAATACATGGCATTTATGAACTCTGAGGAGTTTCTGAACGCTGGAAACAAAAAAGCCTATATGCTTGCCCGCCACTTCGCGGAATGGCAGAGAAAGCAAGACCAAGAAACCATTGAACTTGCCGAAGATCATGCCATGCTGGCAGGAATGAACAAAGAAAGAGAGGAATTGATGAAGGGAGCGGTAGAAGGCGAAGTCTATAAAAATGGTTCCGAGTACTTCGTTGCGTCCGATTTCTTTCCCATTATTTACGGAATAAAAGACAAGCAAAAAGTAAAACTTATCATAATCCCAAACGATGAGCAAACTAACTGATTTTGAATTAGCAATAGCCGAGTATATGTGGCCTCTGTCCGATGTTGATGAACTTATGGAACTTATGGAAGACGAAAAGTACCGAAACTTAGCCCAACGTGAAGCGAGGACAATACTTTCCCTCGCAAAGAAGGAGCTACTAAAAGATGCGGTGAAAGGAGAAGTCGTGAAGGACATCCACTGCGCCCTCATAGCCAAAGGAGAAAAGGCCATATCGTACAACGACTTAGCGCGAAAGGCCATCAACATGGCCGATGCGCTGATTGGAGAACTGAAACGAGAATGAGAGGATCCCCAACAAATTGGACTGACGAGATGCTTCAGCGGCTTCGCGAGGAGTACCCCGTCCGCTACAACCGAGAACTGTCACGCGACCTTGGGGTGTCCGTCCGGTCGCTCATCCGCAAGGCGCGGGAACTTGGCGTCAGGAAGGAGGACCGCTTCATAGAGAAGCGCATGGCCGAAATAGAGAAGATGGCCAACAGTGCGGCAAAAAAGTCGAAACGGCCCAACATGAAAGGACGTCACCTTAACCCGGCCGGCGAGTTCAAACCTGGGCATAAGGAGAGCGCCGAGACGAAGAGGCGCAGGATTGCCGCGCTCAAAGATACAGCATACCGTGAGAAAGTCCGGCTGAAATACGGTCTGCCGAGAAAGACAAAGTGGCCAGTAAAAGATTCCTTGTAGGAATATTACGAAAATTAATTATCTTTGTCACATGAAGTTCTCCGTGATTATTCCCTGTTACAATATGGCCGGATACATTGCCGGCTGTATCGATAGTGTCCTCCGTCAGACGTTCAGGTCTTTTGAAATCATCGTTGTCGACGACGGCTCCAGCGATAATAGCGTGGAGGTGGCCTGCGGGAAATTGAGGGGTTTCGATGATATCTATGTCAAGAGAAACTCGGGTCCAGCGGACGCAAGGAACCTCGCGATATGCAATGCGGCGGGTGAATGGATCGTTCCGCTTGACGCGGATGACCGGCTGACACCGGATGCGTTGTACGAGTTTGCGTTGGCCATTAACGCCAATCCGGACGCCACGCTCATCGTCCCCCAGGTACACCGACAGGGCAACGGCGTTGATGTCGTACGGAAGCATAAATGGCGGGGATACGACCAGCTGCTACAACAAAACTTCCTTCCGAATTCATGCTGCTACCGCCGAGACGCCGCAATGGCCATCAACGGCTACCGTAACGGCACAATGTACGAGGACTGGGAATTTTGGATTAGGCTTCTCTATCCGGAGGACAGGAAAGTTATTAACATCCCGAAGGTGCTGGTCGAATATACGGTCCGGCCGGACTCGCGCTGCCACGAGGCGGATAAACATTATCAAGAAGAATGTGCGAAAATAAGACGAATGAATCCGAAGATCTACGATCTCTGAGGGAGCAGGTCGAAGAATATATATTTCAGGCGATCGCCGAATTCGAGGATGTAACCGGCGAGACGGTCACCGGCATCGATGTGTTACATCACAGGCCGATAGGTTTCGGCAGGACGCCCTACATGGAAATTAACCTAATCACCAAATAAACCATCACATTATGTCTACATTTATCATCATTGCATGCTGCATCCTCGCCGTTGTGCTTGCGGCGGAAATCTACGCAGCCGTCCGGATTGTCCGTAAAGAAAAATCCATGCAGCTCAAATGTCAAGAGCTTACGACTCGGGAAAAAAATCTCCAGAAGCGCCAAAACGATCTTGACAACTGGGAACACCAGATCAAGGGAGACGTTAAGAGCATGAAATCCTACGAGCATTTTGAGAAGGTGACCATCGCTGCCGACAATAACCCGTCGAAGAAGAAGGCCCGGAAACTTCTTGCTTCAAAGTTTGGGTATGACGTCATTGACCTTATCAAGATTCACGAAACAAAGCACGAGGACGGATCGGCGACCTATGCTGCGGTTTTTAGTTTCAATTACAAGGAGGGCGCCCGATGAAAATCTTCGATCCAAAGGCGCGTACCAGGCGCAAAAACTACAAGGCCGAGCGCATGAGCAGGCTTCGCTGTGAGGTGCTTGGATGGATGCAGGAATACGAGCACGCCAAGACAGCTCGCCACAGAAATACCTGCATGGACGCGATTCAGATGAACCTCAGAAAATACGAGTGGTATGGAAATCGGTAGCACAATGCAGCAGATCCGCACCGAGCAGCACTTGACGCGGAAGGAGATGGCTGCAAAGATCGGTATCACCGCTGGCGCCCTCTGGAAAGTAGAGGCCGGACGCACAACCGCAAAGCAGCAGACCATCCAGAGATTTCTCGAGGCGACCGGCGTCTCTAGGGCCGAGTTCTATCTGAGGTCGATTAATCCGGAAGATGATATCCCGCAACATGACTATCTCCCCACAGATATCATGGATATCATCGCACTGGCTATTAACAAACTTTACAGACACAGGAGATATGACTGAAGAACAAGCTAAGAAAGCCGTGAACGGCTCATTCCAGATGGCGGCAGAACGCGATCCGGAATTTTCATCCGCGCTGCTCGCATGGGCAGAAACACACGGATACACCGAAAACCTTCAAAACTTTCTGGCGGTCGCAATCGCCGTGGTGATTTCAAGGCTTGACCCGCAGCAGGAATAAGAGAAGCCCCTCCCGAACCGCGAACAGGAGGGGCTTTTACCGCGAGCGAAACTTGCCTCAGACCTCGCGGCAATGATCACATGCCAGATGGCATACTATATCAGACAGTCGTAAAGCCACTTCTCCGGCCAAATAGCAGAGTTTCTCGCTTTCCAGGTCTACTCCGTCAGTCACGCAGATATCTATTGCGAAATGGCCTAATTCATGGCAAAACGTGGACATGAACTGTCCGCCATCGGTTGTAGGACCGAAATAAACGACGCTTCTTCGCAAAGGCGGGCTTGAGAAGGTAAATCCTTCGTTCATCATACCTTCTGCCAGATTGGCTGATACGCTATGGAAAACAGAAGCGGGAGCATCGCAGCTGACCAGCTGCCGATAGATCTCCTCGTCGTCATATCCTCCGGTAGAGAACAGAAAGACACCTTCCCAGCCTGCTATGTTTATCTTACGCCGTATCATGGCCTAAATTACGTCTTCCCACATGACCGGAACGCCCTTCGCCGAACAGTCCGCAAGGAATCTCGTTAGCGCAACACCCTCGTAGCCGTCCTTGTCGTCGAGGACGTCCTTGACATACTTGGCGAGGTGCGCCTCGTCGGGGACCGAACTTCCGCTGTAATCGCTTAGGCCCATATGCATGACAAAGACCTTGTCGTAGCCGTAGTCATGCTCCAGTTTCACGCCGTGCGCCTGAAGGATGGCGTCGACCTGCTCCTTTGACCGCATGGCCAGCTTTTCGCCGTTCCTGTCACGCATCATGCCGACGGCCCACTCGCACATTTTTTTCGAGAAGTGCCACGAATAGTTCGACAGATATGCATCCATTCCGGACGGAAGGATGTCGTAGTAGTCCATTCTTGCCATAATTTTCTGAATTAATGGGGCGGAGCGCAGACCCCGCCCCGGGTTTTACTTTTTACATGTAGCGGCCACGCGAGTCGCGGCGCCGGCGTTCATGGTAATCGTCCCACTCCGGATCGCGACGTCCGTAGCGGTCTTCTTCCCAGTCACGTTCGCGCATACCGTAGTAGCGCTCCCCGTAGCGGGATTCCATTTCCCTTGCGAGTTCCATCATCGTGGCTACGCCTTCTTTGGCCATGCGCGCCGCTTCATAGAAAGCCTCGGCGTCACGGTCGGGGTGGTGAGACTTCTCACCGAATCTGTATACGTTCCAGCCCATGGTTATTCCTCCTTTTTCTTGCCCAGGGTCTTCGACAGCATTCCGGAAAGAGCAGCGATCTGGTCGCTCATGCCGGCAAGCTGGCGTTCCAAACTTGAAATCCTGTTAGCCTGTTCCTGGTCGTATTTCATCTGCGGGTTCAGGTCGATGAGAAGCTGGTCGCATATCTCGATACGCTTCTGATGGATCGGCAGCTGTTCGATCGCCGTCTGGCTCGCGCCCCGGATGACGTTGACCTCGTTGATGATCCCTTCCCTCGTCTCGCTGATGATTACGCCGCGGTCCGGGAATTCGGCGATCGTAGTATTCATCGGGATTCGCGGATAGGTCTCCGTCTTCCCGTCCACCTCGATCGCCAGGTCCACGACTGGACCGTTCCCCGGATTGAGTGGCTGTTGGAAATTGTATTGTGGATATTGATTGCTGACTTGCGCGACCTTTGCGACGGCAAATCGCGGTTCATTCTTGTAGAGAATGTAAATTGGCGTTCCCGGCCGAAGTCCTGATAGCATGGTTTTTTTTGTTTTTAAGGGTTAGATAATTGGTGATACGGCCTGCAGGATGCCATTGAACCAGTCATAGAAGACGGTGATGACGCCTGCGCCGGTGAGATCGGCTGCGGTCACTGCGACGCCGCCGAAAGACGTGAGCGCACGGGTCTGCCCGTTGAGCGTGAACCGGACCGGGAGCGTCCCGGTCGTTCCGGTCGGAATCGGTTCGGCAATGCGGATCGTGATGTACCCCGCTTTCGGAATGCTCCTGAAGCCGAGGGTAAAGTCCACAGAGTCGGTTCCGACAGTAACCCCGGTCGTCTGAAGGTAGGGTATGCCCCGCGTGTTCGTCGTTGCAATGTTGACGCAATCACACATGGTACGCTCCTCCTTAGAATACGAGACCGCCGGTGTAATAGCCGCCGGAATACGGGGTGTTGTTCACGGCCACGACGTTGGGATACTGAACCGGAATGGTGTTCGGAATCTTCGCCGCAAGCTCGGAGATGCGGGCATTCAGCGCGTTGATTCCGGCGTTCAGCTGCAGCGACTGTGCGGCATTGTCGGCCTGGTTGCGAAGCTGGGTGATGATGTCGGCCTGCGTGTCAATCTTGGACTGCATTTCGCGTTCCTTGACGTCGCAGAAGGACTGGATCATCGTAGCCTTCAGGTCGGCGATGGCGTCTACGTTGCGCTGGCCTGCACCTGCGATGGCGGTGCTGAGGGTGTTGGTCTGGTTCAGCGTTGCGAGCTGGTTCTGGTAGCCCTGCTCAGCGACAAGCTGCTTCATCTGGCAGCAGCACTGACAAAGCTGGCTCTGCATTGCAGCGTCGCCGCTCTGGATGGCGTTGATGACCTGCTGACCCGTGAGACCGAGCTGGCCGGCAAGCGTTGCGATGGCGCCCTGGATGGTGTTTACGCCAAGACGCAGGCTGTCCACGTCGCCATTGAGCGTGGTGGCCAGGAGCCGTACGTCGGCGTCGGTCCCGTTGATTGCGTTGAGGATCATCTCCGCGTTTGAGTTCGCAGTCGCCTGTGCGCCGAGGGATGCAGCGGCAGCTCCGTTGCCGCCCTGACCGCCCCAGCCGCCCCAGCCGCCGAACAGGCCGGGCACGATCGCGCCGAGAAGTCCACCGAAGAAGGAAGAGCCGAAGCCGTTCCCAAAGAAGCCGTTGTTGCCCCAGCCGTTATTGCCGTAGGCTAACCATGCCGGAACAGTTCCGCTCTGACCGTCCGGAGTCATGATGATAGTTTTTTCGTCTGCCATGGTTGTAAGTTTTTATTAGGTTGAACATTTTGGTAGTACAAAAGTACAACCAAGCAACCCGAAGCACAGAAGTGCTTCAAATTACTCTTACATCCTTGGCTTTCAGTTAATTATATGTAGCGCAGTTTATTTGTCCTTTTTCCAGCTTTCGGGGACGACCTTTCGGAAGGCGTGGAAAGGATACATGACTTTGCGCTTAGGTTTGGCCACAAGCTTGCGGGCTATCTCGGCACGGACCTGACTCTCGGGCTTGTTGTAAAACTTCGCGAAGTCGGAAATCGTTCCGTCGATGTCCATGTTGTTTTGGAGAGCACGAAGGGCAGCATTGACCTCTCCCATCGTGCATCCGTTCTGGACGCGAAATTTGTAGAAATCAAGAATCTCCAGAAGTTCTTTCTTTGCGTCTATTTCGTTCATTTGGTTTTGGTTTGAGAAACACATTATATGCCGCAATGAGCAGCAGGATTGACATTATTGCAGGGATGCAGATGGCCATGTAGGCCGCAACACTTCCGAGCGGGTAAACATGGTAGTCGATGAATACGGCAATCTGCGGGAGCAGCGGAAGGGCGCAGGCGCGACGGTGCCATTTGCATAGCTTGAGGATCCTGGACTCGATCAGGAACATGGCGACGACCGTCGGCGATACGTAGAAAAGCGTGTCCACAACACGTATCACGTTCTCGCCGGCCGTGACATATAGGATCATGCATAAAATATAAAGCGCAGAATATACGAATGGTATAATCTGCGCCGTGAGGGTTATGGCCCTCAGTTTTTCTATGAGATATTTGATCCTGTTAAGGTCGTGGTTGTCCATTGCTGCTCAGATGCACATTCAGCTGGGCCTTGGTCTGAAACACCGGCGTTCCTCCCTTGTTGCCCTTCTTGAACCGTATAACCTGCTTAGCAACAATCGTGCCGCCCCGGCTTTTTTTCGGGACAACTTTTACACGTATGGATGTTTTTGCCATTTATTAGACCAATGCAGCAATATACACCGCCGCGAACATCGCCATCTCCAACCAGAACACATAGTTCTTGTAGGTCTTGGTGAAGTATGCGGCAAGTCCGGTGGCGACGAGAGTGATGGGGATGAGGAACCAGAGGCGGAGTGCGAAGATGAGCCAGCAGACGGTTGCCGTGGCGCAAAGTGCGGCTCCGACCTTGTGGATGATTCGTTGGCGTTTGTGGTTCAGTCTGTCAGCCTCATTCTTTTCATCTTCCGGATTTATGTCCCAATCAGGGGTAAAGGCCACGACCGCGAGATAGATCGGGGCGAAGAATCCGAGGAATTGGAGCGGGCTTTCGTCTCCGGCTTCCAACATGGCGGGAACGAGGAGAAAAGCCACGATTACGGTAACGAGGCTCCAGACGTTCAGATTGTGTATCGGGACGGCCTTTTTCCAGAGTTGGGCGTAGGCCGAGTACGAGTCCTTCCACCCGAATTTTCGAACGGAGAGTGCGATGAATCCAGCGAAGATGATGAGGCTGGCGAGGGTGGCGAAGATTTTCATGGCGCTTAGAAGCTGAGTTTTTCGGGGTACCCTGTCGTGAAATCGTAGGCGTCCACGGTAGAGATGGCCCGCTTCGCGTTGATGGCGTTTCTGTGTCCCTCCGTCACGCCGACGCATTGCATCGCGTAGAGGTTCACCGCGTCGAGCATCGCAAGGGCGTTGTCCACGGGAATGTTCTGTCCGAGGAACGTCACGGTCTCCACGCCCAGCCGCTTCGCCCCTTGCAGCGTCAAGATGTAGTTCGCCCGGTCGTCCGGCGCAATCCACATCGACTGACCGCCGAGGGAGAACGAGTTGACCGCATCGGAAAAATCGTAGGCGGCAAGGGCGGCAAGTTTCTCGGCCTTTGCTTCCGCCAGGGTGCGCTCATGGGGTTCGGGGGGAATGCCATTCAAGACGGCGCGGAATCCTTCGGCAGACACGACTTCCGCTTCGGAATAGAACCGTTGGGCGATATCGTTGTAGAGACGGTAGCCAGCCTCCGCCCGAAGACGGAGGAGGCCGTTATCTAATTGAGTGATAATGATGTGTTCCATAATTTACGTTGTTAATGTATTTCCGACGATGAAATTTCCAGAACCGGCGTTCGTGAAGAAATGGCCGGATACGCGGTCGAGCATGCCAGGCTCGTTGTCTGATATGCGAACTACCGGAACGAGGTCGATGATACGGATTCCGCCGCGAACGATGGAGAAGGAATATATTTGCACCCCCGTTCCGACGGCTGATGTATTGTCGTATTTATTCCTAAACAACACAAGAGGCGTAGTATTCGGGTTTCCGGCGGTTGGCGTACCAAACGAAGTTGTAACCCCATCTACCGTTATCCCGGACCGGCTCATCGTGACTTGATGACGGGTCGCGATAGGGATGTTGGAAATCGTAAACGGGGTACTGGCGGCTTGGTTTATGTTCGCATACATTGTTCCGTTGTTCGAGTTCGTGAGAATGAGGCGCGTCGTATTTGTCTGCTCGTTTACATAGTTGGCAAACACAGACCCGTAGGTGGCGAATGTGTTTATCAAGAAGTCAAACGAGATTACGTCTGAATTATCCGCCGTCACGCCCGTATTGATAAAGGAGTAGCCATCGGTTTTCAAGTATTCAACGCGGATGTAGGGACTCACGGGAGTCCCCATCATCATCCGCCGTCTTGATAGTGCATCCATAGTCTTATACCTCCATGTAAGCAGCGATGCCGTTCAACACCGAGATTTCATAATGCTTGTTTGCCGCGATTGTCGGTGCGCTACCGCCATTCCAACCGGTAATAGCCGAAGGCCACGACGAGATCGTCGGAGCGGTGGAGCCGGTTTCGAATGTCCAATAATAGTGGTTCATCTTTGTCGAATCGGCAGCTGCCGCCATTGCGAAGGAAACCGTTCCCGTCAACGTGCCAAGTGCATACAAGATATTCGGCAAGAAACCGCCAGATGGTTGCGAGGTTTGGACCGGAAAGGCAACTTCGTCCTCCGATATGGCTCCGATATTCTGCCGCGCCATCTGTTTCTTCTCGGAGGATACTGTCTGCTCGTTGAAGGACACGTAGTTCTCGTTCAGATGTCGAAGGATATTAACAGCGTCCATCGTGTAAACCATATCTGCGGCGAACGGCGCGAGGACGGAAGATGCCGTATCCTCTGGTAGCCTCCGTTCCGTTCCACCCTGGATGACGGAGTAGTTCATCGGGATCGGGGTGTCGAGGGTGTATTCCTCCGGGGTGGCCAGTTGGAAGTAAAGAGTCTTTCCCGTGACGGCTGTTTTGAAGTTCGCAGCATCGGTGTAGGATGAATCTTTTGCAGTTATTCTGAGCGGGGCCCCACTATTGTTCCACTTTGCGATTGACTTGTCGGGATGGTTTGCATACGCTGTCGAACTATTGTACTTTCCGTAGAAATAATACTTCGCGCAAAGCAAGTCAGACGATTGCTTTATGCCGGTAATATCCCGATAGAATATTGCGTCATTTGAGTTGTACGACCACGCCGCATTTCCCATATCAATTTGTCCAATCCGCTTAATCGCCCTCACCGCATAGCCGTTCTCCACGACGAGTTCGTCATACATCGTCCCCACCGACTTCATGCCTTCGGGGAAGATGGCAACCGATTCTCCTTCGCCGTTCAGTTTGCCCGTCAGCGTCGGGATATTCATCGTCAGGGTGTGCTTTTCATAAGGCTCGTATTGGCCGTTGAAGGATACGTCGGAGAGATTGATGATTGTATTCGTCGCATTGCCTCCCGTGACGGTCACTTCATCGGTGCGGTCAGCGGTAAACAGATTCGAGGATACCGTAATAGATGTTCCATCACTATATGCGAGAGTAGTGTATGTGCCGCCGACATAATACGTCTTCCCCCTAATTACAGATGCCTTCCCGCTTGTCGGATTGTATTGGTTTCTTCCAATCGTCTCAATCGCTGTCGCGGCGTTGTTGACGAGCGTCCCGGCGTTGTAGGCGTAGTACGGATTCGGATAGAGGGCTTCGAACTCCGCCACGGTGGACGGCTCGTTGCCCGCGCCGAACATCAGGGTGAGGTCGAAAATCTGGACGTTTCGTACATAGAAGTCCACGCAAGTCGCACCGGTATCTGAGGAAATGTAAGCCCAAATCAGAAATGTTTTCGATACGTCGGTCGGCGTGATGATTTCCCCTGACCGAGTCCAAGGCGTATTGGCTGCCAGATTATACAGATTAAGGTTATGGCTGGCGCCAAAGCGACCTTGCATTTCGATGAAAGTAGAATCGGCTCCGGTCTTATAGTCAAAGGAAACGAGGTATTTATGATTTAGAATAGGCGAATAATCATAGGCTGTTTTAATATACAAATTTGGTTGCGCCGTAACTCCTGATTGCGTTCTATTGTAATAAATATGCGCAACGCCATCCGTATAATCATATACTAACCCCGTCCCGGCTCGATTGGTCCAATAAGTTGATGTCAACTCTGGCGCATGTTGGTTCCACACCAGGCTCTTCCCCTTCAACCGCTCTATCGCCGCGATGCCCGTTGCGGCTTCGTCGGGGGTCTTTCGGAATATATATTCCGCCGGGACGATTTCGTCGGCGAGGAGGTTTCTTGCACTTCCGACGGACATTTCCGGATAGTCGCCGATGGTGTTGGCCTTTTTATCGTCAAGCACGTCAATCTGGTCATACAAGTCGCTGATTTCGTCGGCGTGCGTGTTGAGCGTTTCGATGGCATCGAGCGAGTACCTTGCGGTGATGTCCGGCATCCCGGTGTTGATAGCAGAGGTGTTCTTAGGCAGAATCCGCTCCACGCCCCAATTATCCACGATGTAGTTGACCGGGAGCGTCACAGGCGTCCCGTCGGCAAAGAGCGAGGAGCCTTGATACACGAGGTCGGTGTAGGTTTCGGGGGTGGCGAGTTTGTAGTAGAGTTTTTGACCCGTGACGGCGGTAGTGAATGTGGTAGCGTCTGTGTAAGAATCGTCACGAATTATTACACGATTGGTTCCTGTCCACCCGGCAATAGCCTTGTTCGAAGAAAGAGTGTTCCCTGATGACGGAAGAGACGTCGTAATTATTGCGTTATACTTTGCACATAACAACTTCGATAGATCGGCGGTATTGAAATTACCTAAATTGGGTATTGCATTGGCTGGCGAGTCAAAAGTTGGCCTATCCGACAAATATCTCCATCCCAAACTTCCCATATCCACTTCTCCAACAACCCTCTTCGCCACAACTTCTCCGTCCACGATTCCGAGCGTGTCCTTCAAGTCGCCGATTCCAGGCATACCCGTAGGCCAGACTTGCACCAACGAGCCTTCGCCGTTCTTCTTGCCGTAGATGTGCGTGACATCCAACTTGACAACATCGACCGAGTAGTCTTCGTAGTCGGTCTTCGTGCCGTCCCACCAGAGGAACACCGCGCAATCCGCTCCGGCAGACGCGACACTCAGTTCGCCCGGCGATTCGATGAGGAACTTGCCGTCGGCGTCCGGGGTAATCGTGCTTGTCTCGCCCGTCGCTTTGCTAGTAAAGGTGATCGTCCCATAGGTTCCCGCGATGCCGTAGTAGTTGCCATATACATCGGAGTATGCGCCCGGAAGTTCCGCCTTGCCCGTAGCCGGGTCAAGAAGGTTGAAGCCGACGGATTCCATGCCCGTCATTTTGTTGTTGATGACCGAACCCGCATCGTAGGGGTAGTAAGGCATCGTGCCGACATTCTCCGCAAGCCACTTCTCGAAAGCGGCGACTCCCGCGTTAGTCGTAATCTGGGCGGTCGTTATGCCGAGGGCGGCGGCGATGTTCGCGTCAGAGCCGAAGATGGCGGTAAGGTCGATGAGGTTAATGTTGCGATATTTAACGGAATCGCCAGAAGTAAGACTCGAAGTTTTATTGCAATACAAGTACAGTTCGGAAGATGTGGCCTCCACGGAGAAAACATCTCGATATATTGTCCATGTGTTTGCGGGAACCGTCGCTCTTGTAGTGAGATTTATTGCGTTGGATATTCCGATTTGTATAGCTGTTTGTTTAGACGGGTTCACCTCTTCACTAACAAGATACTTGTGGCCAGTCAATGTTGTGATGGTTTTCGTGATTCGCGTAGCATTAAGATTCGTCGTCACTGTTATCGCGAGTGTGCAAACGCCATTCGACGCGGAAATGTTACCGCCAGTCTTTGCCCATCCAGTCGTCCCATTACTAAAGTCTCCATTCTGCACCAACTGGTTAAACTTCACGCTCCGTCCCCGCACCTCGTTCAGTTGCGCGAGTCCGTTCGCAACCTCGGCATCCTCGCCGCCCGTGGGACGCTCGAAGAACGATTCGGTCACCAAGGAACGACCTTCAAGGTTCTTCGCGATGCCGACGGCCATAGAGTCGTAGGAGCCGTCCTTCTGGGCGACATTATCGGAAGGGATGCCGGAGTCAACCGGGTTGTGGTTCGCGTCGAACTTCGCAATGTTGCCCGTCACCGCGTCCGTATCCTTGTCCGCCTTGCCGGACACGTCCTGAATCGCGGTGTCGGCTTTCCCTAATGAGGTCTGGACATCCGAGGAGAGGTCGGTCTTCGGGATGCCCGTGCCCGGCTTCTGGTATGCGGAATCCGCGTTGCCGAGCGAGGTCTGGACATCGGACGCCATGTCCGCCTTGGGGATGCCGCCCTGGGGAACAGTATACTTGCCGTTGAACGTAGCCACAAGCTGCTGCGTGATACCGGAATTGATCGCATTCCATTGCGATGACGTGAAGCTTGAGTTGTTCAGGTCATATTCGAACACCCAGGACCCGCCGGAGTATTTATAGCGCTTATATACGGTATTTCCGGCCGAATCGGTCGTCTGCACGAATCCGTAGTCGTTCTCGTCCGCCGTTACCGCCTGCAGATCCGCAAGCGAAGTATATGTTCCGCGGAACGTCGCGCCCGCAGTCGAAATTGACGAATTCACAAATGCCTTGTCTGCAAGCTGGTTGTTTGCGGCAGCGGCCGACGGTATTTTCGCGTTGATTGCATCAACGTCCGTCCGGAGTCCTCCCTCGACGCCCTGCGCCCTGGATGTCTCAGTCCCGAGTTGATTGGTCGTAGCAAAGCTGCTGTCGTTTTGGAGTTGGCTAACTTTTGTCGGTACCGCGGCACTTGTGATAAATCCGCTATCATTGATCAGATCGCTCGTCTTCGTAGGAAGCGATGCGGCCGTGATGAATCCGGTGTCGTTGGTTAGGTCGCTGACCTTTGTCGGCATGGCGACCTCTAGTTGGGACACTTTGCCGAGCAGGATTTCCACCTGGTTACCGGTATAAGGGAGTTCATATGTTCCGGCCATAGTTATATCAGTAGTTTAATGAGTTTGACAATCTGTTTTCCGTATGCAAATATAAAAAAAACCTTCCTAAAAGCTTAAGAAAGTATAATTTATACCTATTCCGATGTATGGTGACAGCTGTACAGTCTTACCGACAAGCGTTACGCCGTACCCTCCGCTGATGCCGATCCCCCACCTGCTGCGCTTCTCTGTTACGGTGTTCGTTATCGTCACGGTCTCCGCGTCGAGCTCGTAGCGGTCCAGCCTCGGATCGTATCCGGACACCCAGAGCCGAAGCCGGCCTTCCTCTTCCTTGTAATACTTTTGTTCCCGCGGAAGGTACACATAGGTCGTATCGTGCAGCATCGCCAGTTTTTCCTGCGTGACCGTATCCGTGATGAACTTGTATGTCGGGATCTGTATAAATCCGGCAGACGCCGTTTCTACCGGATCCGGGAAGTCCTTGTAGACAGTGACAGTCTTGATGACGGTGTCGCGCTCGGAGACAAGAGATTTCTCGACCTTCCGCTGCCCGTAGTAGTCGCCCCCGAAGAAGGCCGCTACTATCAGTACAACGGGGATGATCCACTCGTACTTTCTTATCTTCTCGCTGTCAGACATGGCTACTTGTTGTATTGAAAATCTATGAGGCGATTCATCCATCCGTCATAGTATTTGAGGTTTCCAGACCTGTTCCGCACAAATTGTTCGTACATCGCTGCCCGAGCCGCCTTTATGTTGAAGTGAAGCCGGCGCGGGTCGTAGGAATTAATTGCCTGGAGCGTCCTGGGGCCCATAATGCCGTCCGTCTTCGCGCCGACCATGCCCTGGACCTTCTTGATCATGCCGATCCCGGAATTGACACACCAGTCGACGAAGATCTCTGCGACAGACTGGTTACGGATCTGGTCCGCCCAGCATTTGTCCCAAAAGCCGGTCTTCATGATGTGGCGCCACTGTTCCTGGGTCATGCGCTGCAGGTCAACAACGGTCTTGTCTTGGCCATAAAAAGCCTGGAAGGTAGCAAGCGTCACGCCGCTGTTCGTCGGGCCTCCGAGATCGTTAGGATCGTTCACGTAAACGCTTCCTTCCCACTTCTTGAGTTTTGGGATGTATTTTTCAAACTGTGCCATAGCGTCGTAAAGGTATTGTTTTTTTTTCAAATATCAAGGTCTCACTTCGATAAATTCACGGTAGGACGAGTTGATCTCCGCCCCGATTATGTTGGAATAGTAGTCACGCGACGAGTCTTTTACGAGTGCTGCCGTCATGTTTTCCTCCCCGCCTGTCGCGCCCCCCGCGAGGGTAATAGTCCTGCTGATGGTCAGTTCATCACGCGCCGAGGGACTCGTTATCGGCTGTCCGGAAGGCGTGGAGCGAATGACGACTGTTATATTGTAACTCCTGCTGCCGGCGGTATGATTCGTGAGCGACCAGCGGTAGCCGATGCCCGTGTCGGAAGTCCACCATGCCTCGGCAAGACCGGATGCCGTGTATTGCGTGAGTTGCATGAGTTGGATTTCAATTGATACGGATGGATCGTCGATGGATGTGACCGTCACAACGCCATACTTGACCGTGTACCCCGTATTCTGTGTCACGGCCACCACGACGCTTGTCTCCATCGTCGTAGAAGAGTTGCCGAGATTCGAGTTCGGCGTGATGGTCGTACCGGCATCGCCCATCGTAGGCGTCCATGTCACGTTGAACATTGTATTGACGGACGTGATGACCACCGTGGCGCTGGATGCCGCCGGTAGCATATTCAGGCTGTCCGGCGATACCGACAGGCTGACGAACTTCTTCTGGTAGATCGTCTCGCTGTCGAGGACGCTTTGCCCTTGCGGTGCGGAGGTGTTTTGGACGATGACCGTTCCGTGCCGTGCCGCAGCACCAGATGATTGCGCAGCGATCGTGAGCGTGCCGCCAGAGAAGGTACACCATGAAGGGACGGACGTAAACGAATAATTGTCGCCAAGTACGAGTTGCCAACTTGATCCGGGAACAAGTTGCCCAGCGTAAGTCGTGGAGTCATAGGTCGTGCTTTGGATGGCGTAGTGATTTGCATCGTTGTGGTCGGCGCTCCAAGACGAGTAATGCTTGACCGTATAGATCGGAACCACGCCGTCATGCAACTGCGCCTCTTTGTGGTATGCCGCCACGGAATAGGGAACCGTAGCCCCGGCGAACGGAGCGGCATTTTCCTGAGAGGTGTAGTTTCCGATAGCAAGATCGACGGCATAGTTCCGCTTGCCCGTATAAGGCGATCCCCACGAAATCTCGCCCTCCGTCTGGTAGATTGTTCCCTCAAGACTGTTCTGGACGGAGTATGTCAGCGGGGTCTCGATCTGGGTGCTGCCGTTCTTCGCAACGATCGTCAGCGAGTCTGTCGTGACGGAGGTCTGCATGTCGCGATGCTGGATACGGAAGGTCTTCGTGTGGTTGGTCGTGTTCGTACCAACAACCGACGCGGTATATGCCCCGTCCGTTGACATGAAAAGTTCGAGGATGAGTATGTTGGTGTTGTCGGTCGTCGAACTTTCCCCGGCAACCCGCGTCAGGTCGGACTCCCATACCTTGCCCGCCACGCTATATGCCGTTCCTAGGAGGTCCACCGTTCCGCCACCGGCCCATAGGCTATTGCTTCCGGATATTTCCGTCAGGGAAACATACGGAGTTGCGGAGCCGTCAATCTTCTTGTCCTTCTTTTGCGTCAGCGTCTGGGAACGGGACGTGCCCTCATAGGTCGCGCTGATGCTATATGACTTGTCCGTCAGGTTGTGCTGGTTGCTTGCCGTAAACTGCTGATTCGTCACGGTGACGGGCGAGCCGCCTGACGTGACGGACAGGGAGGCGTTGACGAGATCGTTGATGAGGGATATGCTGTCCCCGCCGCTCGTATCTCCGGACGTGTAGGAATAGAGGCTTGTCGTTCCGCTGCCCGTGACGCGCACCTCAATCTGGATGTCCGTCTCGACCGCATTGATGGTCGGGTTGTTTCCGAGCGTAGCGCCGTCTGCCTTGAGCGAGAGCGTCATTGCCGACACGTTGAACGATCCGGCCTGTACAAGCGTTTTCTGGTTCCGCTGTTGATAGACCGTAGGAGTGACATTTGACTGCGATTGATTCGATCCCTTAGACACGCGGACACGGAGGTTTGATGCCACGACCGTATTTCCCGTATCCTCATTCGTACCACGCGAATCGGCTTCCACATAGCCGTTGGGGGCGTCCCTATATTCCAGATATACTGTCGTGGAGATGGAGCCGTAGGACACCGTAACCGCCGTCTCACCCGTGGTGGTGTATCCGGTCAGGGTGTAGTTCGAGCCGTTGACCGTACACGGAAGAGACACATCGACGCGAGGATACATATTGCCCCCGCTTGCCGGGATGATTCCTGCGCCAAGCCCGTACTTGTTCGGATAGGCGTAGTTCGTGATGGTCGGCGTTCCGTAGGTGCGCCCGGTGTCCGTTCCATAAACATAGACCGTCGCGCTGTCGGACTTGCGAGACCATATAGCCGTGACGTCGTAGGCGATCTCGTCCGTGCCGGTATTTGCCGGAAAAGTAATTTGGTTGCCGCTGATCGTCACGCCAGTATTTGGCGTAACGGTGATGCTGTCCGGCGACTGCAAGGTCTCGTCGATGCCGCCCTGACCCGATGCGGTCGCACCGCTCGTCCAGGTATAGGTGACTGTGTAGGGGCGCTGCTTGTATCCATAGAGCGTGACCGTGCCGCCAGTATGGACGATGTCGGTCTCGGACAGTTCAATTCGATAGGCATTGTAGTTGCCGTAGGAATATGTCGGGGAGCCTTGCGAATTGGACTCCTGGTTGATATAGAGCGTCCCCGTTTGCAATCCGTTCCAGATGCCACGGACGCGGGCGCTCAGTCTGTTCGTCGGCGTGGTCTTCAAGTCACGGCCACGGACGATCTGGTGTCCGCTATATGTGTCAATGTAAAATGCCGGGACGGTCTGCCCCTCGATCGTTATGTCGTCAACACGCCATAGTGCGTCTATTTCAAAGCGTTGGTTTTGGACGGTCTGTATGACGGTCTGTCCCCGCACTTCTTCAACGGTCGCCGTTATGTAGGCGTAGTTGCTACCATCGGCATAAATCTCTGAATAGCGGCTGTATCTCACCTGCGCCGTATTCGCAACGATTCGCCAATACGATGTCGTAGGCCATACCAACTGACTTGCCGAAGCCCCCGTCGGCTTGACACGGATTTCTGAGACGGAATAAACACCGCCGTTCTGTGTTGGCGTAAGCGATGCCTCCTTGTTATATGTCTGCGATGTTTCCCTATTGATGCAAAAGACGCGGACGGTCCTCGTTCCTGTGGGGGGAGTGACGGTCTCTGTTTTGATGGTTGACGCCCCGACCGGGTTTCCGCCTTGGATACCACCGATAAGTGCTCCGGCAGCATTGTAATATGCAACGGCATAGTTGTTCGCCGCCGCCGAGTTATAATACACAGCCGTATAACTTGCACCATCGACGAACAGGGCAAACTCCGCAACATGAGCGCCGTTTGAAGCCGAAGGCTCCAACTCGCCAGCCGGTACGCTTCCCGATCCGTTGCTGATGCGCACATCAGCCGTCCGGGACAGTTTCGTTATCCTGATTCCGGGGACTTTGACTTTCCCGCTCTCCATCCAGTCTATCCTCGCCTTCGTCATGATACCGCCTGATTTAGTTTGATGTAAATCGCCCCATCCAGCATATTCGCATCGGATGGATAACTTTCACCGGGAAGGACGAGCTTGATGATGCGGACGCCATCTCCACCAACCATCATATAGGAATCGCCGTCGTGGATCACTTGCGGCCCGCCGGCTGCGGTCACTTCAACACCCTGAGAAGCGTGCTGCGCGTCGGACCAAATTGTTCGGAAACCGTTGCCCGCGAGTTCCGTCATCGCACTTGCTACGGGATACTCGACGGTAAGCGACGATTGAGCGCTGCCCATCGTGGTGGATACCGCCATTTGCTGGCCATCTGTCGCGCTAATAAAGTCTACAGAAACGCGGCACACAATCTTCCAGGTGCCAACGCCAAGTGTTGTTACAAATGCCGGGATAGTGGTGCTCAGGCTCTGCACGCCCTCGTATGATGCTGGAGTGACGAGCTGTACGTAAGTCGAACCACTTACGGCATATAATGCCACGACAAAATTATGATAGCGATACTCATGAAGAACGGGGGATATACTCGCGCTTACAAGGATTGCTGGAACAGAGACTCTGTTGTTCGCGCTGACAATAGAGATGGAATTATCCGAAGATCCGGTCTGGCCCAGAACCTTGACATCTATCTGCGCACTACCCGCACCGCCGGTCAATGACACCGTTTGCGTCCCTATTGTAGATCCAGAATCTCCGTTAATGTCGGAAAGATCGTCGGAATGGATCTTAATAGTATTGTCTGCGACAGATATATGGTTGTCAGCTATATTGACCTGGTCGTCTTCAGTGTGCAGCTCCTTTACCCGAAGATTTTCAATCATCGCCTGCTTTGTGGCGAGTTCTCGTATAAAGGCGTTGTCTGCAGATAATTGATTGATCAGGGCCTGAGATGCTGCAAGAGCCTTCGTGGCAATATTCTCATAGTTGTTCATTAACTCCCAGCATCCTCCGTCCTCCACGAGGTTAGCTGACGGATTGTGCGTAAGTTCTGTTCCCGCTGCGGTCTTTTGAGTATTCGGGTTCTCGGAATAGATGCACATATAGAACAGATCGTCATACATGACGATGTCATACCATTCACCGTCATCCGCATCGTCCTTCCCTTCGTATGAACCGCTCCCCTCGTATCCGTCTTCAGCCCAAGTTGAAATACCTCGCATCATACGTCCGCGTTCGCCCTGACCGCCGGCGGCGCCTTTGAGTCCATCAGAAACGAGCGGAATAGTTTCTATGTCAACATAATCAGCATAATTTCCCGGCGTGTCATCAAGAAAGAGATATAGCGTTATTCGGCTCGTCATCTCTGACGTTGGAATCCCATCTGTTTGCAGCGATGCGGATCCATATGTGACGATGCCAGATGTTTGCTTTTTGTAGAGCAAGTAGACGCTGCTGGCGTTCAATCGGTAATAGATTGAGTAGTCGGATTCAAGGTCGTTTCCAGATGACGTTTTCGCATCGCACTTGATATGCGTTGGGGCGATAACAGCAGTCGCCACATCGCCCGAATACGTATATGTCTTCTGCACCTCGTTGGCGTCCGGAACGAGTATGTAAGTTTCACCATCCGCGCCGTCGCGTACACCCATTAAGGTGTATGTAAGCGTTCTTTCAACTTCTGCGCCACCTGGCGTCGTACATTTCCCTGTTATCGTAATGGGATAGCGTCCATCAGTCAAATCGATCCAAGTAGAACTTGTGTCGGGATCTACGTTCGGCGCCGTAAATTTGATGGTCGCATAATTCTCATTGGCGCTTGTCGACGGATTTTTGGAGAATGTCTTTGTCGCGACCATCCCGGTAGGAAGACCGCTAATAATGATGGCGTCGGACGCGACATCTCCGTTCGATCTTTTGAAAGGTAGACGTTCTGTTCCAAAGAACATGGAAAAATGCGTAACCAAAGCGTCGCTCGCTGAGATAGCCGTTTCCAGCATTCCATTGCTTCCTACCCCGATCGCATCCATCTCATTGTCCAAATCTGCAACAACTGGCGTCTCTCCATCCTGGCCATCATAAAGAATCGGAACGCCCTCCTGATCAATCGGATCGGTCACGCCGCTTTTATAAAGGTAGAAATGCAGAGTTCTGTGTATGGCCTGTGTGGATGCATTCTTTAGTAGGATAGTGTGCGCAGTTCCGCTTACTATCGTTGTCTGCGACTCACTATCATATGCATATTTTATCGTTAGATTGTCGGCCAAAACGGCGATTCTCGGAGCCTGCTCCCCGATCTGCAGCATCGCGGTCGGCGTAACGGAAGACGGATCCGCAACCGGAGTTGCCGCATTCGGGTCTACGCTGACCTTGTCGGATGAAAGAACGAGCCAGTACGATGTGGCCGGCGTACCGTCCGCACCCGGATAACTCTTTGAAACCGTCATGGTCGCCGTCCTGGTTATACTATCCTTTGTCGCAGTAATCGTTATTTCAACGGCATTTCCGTCAAAAGAGAACGGTGTCCCCGCATTACCGGAATTAAATGTTAATACGCCGGTACCGCTATTGATCGACAGGCCAACAACGTTCTGGGCGTCTGGCGTAGAAAGCGAATATGACGCCCCGCTGACCGCATCCTCCCCATAATATAATTTTGCCGTACATGATGGCCGGACTGCGCCTGGAAGAATAGATCCGTTCGCGTCGGCATTGATCGACGCGTTTTCGTTGGTCAGGTCCAGACGGTATATTGATCCGCCCTTCTCTGTATAAAGCTGCCATACCTGTCCGCTCGAGGGGACAGTTCCCTTCGTCCTGTTCTTTCCGATGTGGATCCACGACTGGCCAAGATAGGTGACCATATCTCCATAGTAATACCATTCATTGGCGCTATATTCCCCGCAAAAGCATGGAACCGGGAAAGTGATTCCGGATGGGGACTGTACGAGAGCTCCGTGGACATAGAATGTTTTTTCTTTCTCCAAAAACTCAATGTAACTCTCCTGAGTTCCGACAAAGAAACGCGGTCTTGCACCTCCGAGGACATGCAGGTCCTTCGTCGCGCTGTCTTGCAGCTGATTTTCGTTAACGTCTCTGAGTGCGACAGTCCCGCCCTGCGCTATGGAATTCATGCCGGCGAAATAATATTCAACGCCGCTCGAATTCACATTATCAAGGTCGGACAGCATCTGCTCATACCCGCCGCCGATCACGTCACGGATGATGACATACCGGCGATCCTCGTACTGCGTGTTACCATACTGTACGATGACATCGCCCTTCTTCGGGATGCCGCCACCATACTGGTTAGTTTTCGACAGCTTGATGTAATCCAGACCTGTCTCTGTTACAAGTCTCTTATAGAACCTGAGCTGTATTCCCTCCGCAGTGAATATCTGGCCCATCGCCACGTCATTCACAACAAAAAGATTCTTCACGCTGCCCTGCTTCTGGTCAAAATAGCAACGATACCCATCAGGATCTTCGACGACCTGCACACACTCAATGGCGGCGGCCGAAATGATTTGCTTCCCTCCAATATATGCAATCTGGTTTACAACGATATTGTTTACCAACATATCATGGCGGACGATGAGGCGGTCCACCTCCAAGGTCGCAAGCGATCCGCTTCTGGCGGCCGAAGATGGGTTTACAGTGGCGTCATCCTCTTCTTCGTCATCATCTTCTTCATTATCAGAAGGGTCTTCCTCTGAGGGCGCAGTATCCGATTCATACCCGAAATCGTAGGCATCGTCCACATTGTCATACAAAGGAGAACCATCACGATAAAGGCCCCATCCTTGGCCTCCGAGACCGCCCTGCTTGAAATCCTCGCTGGATACAAGAGCAGCAAATTTCGTCGGAGAAAGTGATGTCTGCTCCTCGCCAGTCTTGGCCAGGAACATCGGTCTCGCCGCTTCGATGGATGCCGAAGAGAGTGAGTCGATTTTAGCATATGTAGCCTTCACAATATCGATCTGCCCCTGAAGTTGTGCTACGGGATTCTGCACGCCCTCTATTTTGTCGGTCAGTACAACTTCTGTGTCAGGAAGCACAACAGTTCCGTCAATCCAACTAAATGTCACGCTCCTGATATATAGCACGAGGGGCAATCCGCCAGTAAATCGAGGATCCCGAATCGTAACTTTCGTTCCGGCATCCATCTTGTTGATCAGTTTTTCCTGCTCTTCGTTATATTCATCATCCATTCGGACCTTGTCGAGTTGCACGACCCATGTCGGAAAGATTTCCGCTATGTCTGTCAGACCGCTTCGCTTGTATTTATTCAGAGCCTTTTCCGCCTCGATGACATACATCGTTGGCATGTCAATCCCGATAAAGAAAATATGGTCACCAGCAACCGGCGATCCTCCAGTCTTCGAGTTCGGTATGTATAGACCGGTAGCCTCATATTCGGCATCGCTCTTTTGGAGAGTAATCTTCCATTCAGACTGAACGCCGGCCAGGCTCTTACTGCGATCAACAACGGGGTAGGACACTATGAGAAACTCATAGTCTTCCGAGATAGACATAAAGCCGTCAGAGAACACAACCTTCGCTTCGTTCCCAAGCCGGTCGCCAAGAATTTGCCTCCAAACCCTGAGCGAATAATCGTCGTCGGTCTCACCCACACCCTGTTGCGAGTCAAAAATATTTCGCACCCAGATGTCGAACGTCGGCTTCCATCCGTCCGAAACAGCGGTCTCAGAAAGCTGAAGATATAGACCGTTGTTACCATATGTTACATTTCCGACGGCCGTGTAGTTATTGTTCGTCACGACCATGTACAGAACGTAATAATACGTGCCGGCGGGAATTCCTTGTGCGCTAACCTCCGAATCATCAGTGGAGTCAAAAACTCGTACGCTGCATTGATCGCTATACACCACCTCCAGGGCCTGACTGCGAGACAACTCGGCCTTGACGAACCATCCATTATGGAGAAGGTTTGCTGTTTTCCCCTCAGGCACGACAAAAAGGCCACCGCGAATTGTTCGCGTTATAGATCCATTTGCAGGGACGTCGTCGACCTGTGACGTTACACCGGAAATATTCACAATTTCTGCACTTCCTGCGGCCGCAGCCTGCACGTCGTCCGTACCTATCTCTCCAACATCAATCACCGTATCAACTCGACTCCCACCCCACATTATGCCCTGGATGGTAGGATAGATATCGTCATTATCATCCAAATGGCCCCATCGTTCGCCGTATCGCGTGATTGAATCGTCGTCCTTAACATATTCAACAGGATCAAATTTCGCATCCGTAGCGCCCTTGGAGTAAGCAAACTGATTCTCTATCGGTATCTCGGAATAGTCATAAGACGGATATACATAGCCCGCATTTTCCCAAGATGGATCACGATTCGGGTTCGTCATCCATCCACGGACATACCATCTAAAATTGATGTCGCGAATTCTGTCGAAATATACGTTCGTCAGCTCGGGGATCGCGTCCGGATCCGCCGCCCACTCCTCATTGTTCGGATCGATTCTCTTGAAATAGCGGTATGGAAGGTTCTTTGTTCCGCCCCGGCCAAGGAGGATATTATTAACGTTGTCGTCTTGGACCTGTCTTTCAAAGCGGAGCAGACCGCCCTCATAGCCGTATTCGAACTGATGATCATCGATTTCGGGGGACGGATAGCCGATCTTGATAGCATATTTATCCTCTTCCTCGTCATATGCGATGTACCAACGGACCGAATAGAGTTCATAAGTTTTCTGGACAACATCCCAAATATATGCATAGTCCATCTCCACCATCGCCGTTTCCGAACTGTAGGGCACATCGGGGTTCAGGTCAACATAAATCTTTCCGCCATAATAGTAGTCCAATACACGATTTAGAAGGGCGCAGAAATTCACCAGACTAAGCGTGACAGTAGCCTGATATTTATCGGCCATCACGGTTCCGGTGGCGGTGGTGGTCGTCTCGAAGAAGAAGTGCCTCTTCATCTGATATATAGGCCACGAATAGAACGTAAGGTCGATGATAGAGTTCCGGGTGGTATTGTCCTTCGCGGCCTGAGGATCGCGTATTGGAAGTATAAATTTCTCCCCTCGGAATTTCAACGCCCATCCGTCGAATGACGGAACAACGTCTCCGTCAATACGGACCTGTGTCGTAATGGACCGGTCACCCATCTCCGCGAAAGAGATGGTGGCATTGTTCAATGTCGCATAAGACGGAAAGTTTACCTCGGTTATTCCTGGTATCATGACAGATTGAAATTGCAGAGACTTGGTTTATTCACTCGTATGGTCCATTCTACGGTAACGACGTCGGTTATCTCGTTGTTCGGGTCCCGCCAGAAGGTCTGCGCCTCAGAAATAGGCTTCGGATAGCCGACGATCATGCAGCGTTTGTGGTCGTTGTAGAAGGTCACCTGCTTGAAGGTTTTTACGCCGCTCGCAAGAGTATAGAGGGCATCATTGAAGGCCTTGATCTTTGCATTCGCGTTGCTGAGCGTCGTAGCGCGAATAAAGAATTTCACCTTGTAGTCGAACGGCGCGTCCACCGTTTTCGGGCAGATATTCACGCCCTCCTGCTCCGGATATGAAGTTTCCTCAAAGTCCTTGATGGGAGCTCCGAGAATCTTATCCGAATCCAGGTAGACGAGGCCGTATTGCGTGGCTGTATCGTATATGGTTCCGTCAGCTATCTTAATCCTGGCTGTCAGCATGATCTTCGTTGAATTTGCAGGTTTCGCACTTGTCCTCCTCGTTCTTCTCTTCGTTATTCAGCACCGGACAGCCGTCCCCATCGTTTGTGAATTTACACTTATTAGCCTGTCGGATGGACTTATTTTTTCGGTCCAATTTCGCTTCGATGCGTCTAATTGTCGCCTTTGCTTCAATAATGGTGTCCTTTTGTTCCTCAATATATTCCTTTTGGATATCGAGAACCTGTTTGACATTATCCAGCACATCGGCCTCTTTTCTCTGCTTTGACCGCCATGCGTTTCCGAACCAGCCCATAAAGAGCGTTACAATCGGCAGCCCAATGTTCAGGGCTATGTCATAAAGAAGGGGAAATTGTTCTTCCATGGCTATTTCCTATAGGTTTTGGTCTGAATGACGTCAGAATCCATCCCAACAACACGGTTCTCCCCGAAAACGTACAAAGGTACGCGGACGTGAATCGGCGACTCCCCCTCGACGGTCATGTCACACCCGTTGGCAAAATAAAGCATCGGGATGAGCTTCTTTTTGACGTTCAACCCGGTGCGGATAGTTCCGGAGCAGTGATGGAAAACATAAACCTGCTGATCGTTCAGCAGGTCTCCGTCGAAGTGACGGTCTACGAATATGCCGCAGGGCTCGCAGTCCGAGAAATGTTCCCGTATGGTGTCCAGGTCGGGATATCCGTTTTCAAGAGCCCAGTCGATCGTCTTTTTGTAAAGACCGATCGCTGAGACCTTGTCGTCCGTATCTTCGAGGGCGAAGCGGTTCTCCTGGCACATGTGATGCCTCGAAGCCTCCCGCCTCAGCTGTTTTTTCCATAATGCATCCATAGCGCAAATATAGCAAAATTATGGAACATTGCGCGGCACTGTGAACACTTCTCCGGCACTTGTCAGCAAAAGCTGATCGTTTGCATAAAGAAGTTCCACGGTGCCGACAGACGTAGCGCAAACCAGTGCGCATACTAGCTTTAATGCCGTTGGCGCAGGCGCTGCTGTCAACTTCAAGGATGCGGCCTTAGGAAAGGCCGTAATCGCCATGCAACCCATAATTACACTTTTTTATAAGTTCCAATTTTTGCTACATCGGTTTCGTGGCGAAGACCATCCTCAAAGTCGGTATCCTGAATTCCGGCTTCTCCGACAAGCATCAAGGATCCGGATTTTTTCAGATAGTCTCTGCTAATACAGCAATACCACTTCCCGTCATCGTCGCGACGACAGTTGTGTTTCGGATATGTGTGCACCTTTTTACCGTTCAGGTAGACATGGATACTCCATTCGTCCAAGTCCATATCAAACCCGGCAGCGGTCAACGTTACCTGTGTCTTTATGTCTGACCCTTGATACCAAGATCCTTCCATAGTCGTAGTGTTTTTGATAAATTTAACAAATTATAGTGCAACAGCAACATGATGCGTGGCGGTTGTTGTTCCCTTCGTTGAAATAACGCTCCTCATCATCCTCATGATTTCAGCAACATTATCGCTGATCGTAGGAACAAACTGCATATACTGTAGCATCGCCTCAGTGTTTGCATTCGAACCCGCAGAAACCGCTGCCACGTCCGTCTCGCCGGTAAGGGCGGCGCGAATCGCCTGCACCTCGGCGTGGATCATGGGAACATAGGACATATAGTAATTCTGCGTATTAATGCCGGCAGCAAGACCGACGATGCTCTCCTCGGACGCGCCGGCGATATTTCTGGCAATGCCCGTGAATTGGCCGGCCTGCTGACGAATGTTGTAGCCGGAAGCGGCCAGCGTGTTCATCAGCGTCGTCATTGCATCGTTTATGCCGGGAATAGCATCGCTCGCCATTTTTGCGATCTGCGCGACCTCCGACAAAGACAGCTCTCCTCCCTCCTGGGCCATAGCATCAATTTGGTCGAAGATCGGCTGCAGAAGCTGCTTCATCACCTGAGCCGCAAGTGAGTTTTGGACCATCTCCTGGATCATATCCTGGAACTTCTCCTTCATTGCATCGGTAGTGCTACCAAATTCCTTATAGGCGTCGATCCAGGCCGAAGCAAAATCCTTCGCAGCGCTGGTAACGTCGGTGCCGGAAAAGAATTCGGACAACTGAGTCTGCATTTCGGAGATCTGGTCCGCGACATCGCGTGCACTGTTCTGATACTCTTTGATCTTGTCCTCATCGGCCTTCTTCCCCTTGCTGCGCTCAGCCTCAGCCTGGGCGAGATAGGCCTGCTGCTTTGCGGCAAGAGTTTCAAGCTGCTTGTTGTAGTCAGAAACATAGTCGGAGCCAAAAGCCTTGGCGATGGATTTCTCGAGACGCTGATATTGGTAGTCAAGGGTCTCGATGAGCTTAGATTGAGCTTCGATCTCTCGATTAGCACGATTAACCTTGAGATTACTGATAACCTTAGCAAGAGATACAGCTGCTGCGACAGCTGCAGTAATAGTAAGTACGACAGGATTTGCCTCCATCAACGTAAGGACGCCATTAACAATGGCTAAAGCGCTTCCAATCAGCGCAATGCCTTGCGCAATTCCGCTCAAAATCGCCTGACCGTCCGAAAGATCGTCAAGATTCACCATTTCAGTGATTCCCGAGATAATCGACCCAATGTCACTGAATGTACCAGCAAGGCCGTCGACGGAGGACTTCATCTTCTCGAGAGCCTTTGTCCGCTGATTTTCAGCATTGGCTAACTTTTTTTGCACCTCCGGCGTATCGCCCTGCTCCTTCAGCTGTTTTCTTGCAGACACGGCAGATTTGAGTGACGCGACATAGGATTTTGCCCCACTCGTAAATCCCTCAAATGGCTTTCGTGCGTAAACCTGTTCCTTTGCCTGTTCAAGACTTTTGGTAAGAGATCTGAGCGTACCGGCGTTCATGTCTTTTCCGCCAGTATTAATCAGTTCTTCGAGCATCAAAATTAGTTTTTCAAGCGTTCTCGTACCGACCTTATCCAGATTTTCGAATGCCGTAATCCACTCGTCGGTCGCCTTTAACGCCTCAACCTGCACTTCTGCCACGTCCTCGCCTTCTTTTGTCTTAGATGCGTTGATAAGCTTTTCTTTTTCCGCAACCGGGATCGTTGTGCTCTCCTCTATTTTTTTTCTATTCTGCGCCTCGCGCTGCCGAATCTCAGTGATACGCTCTTCAAATGTCTTCGTTTTCTGATAGGTTTTCAACATATCCTGGACGAAGTCTGCGTTGAACTTTTGGGAATCATTTGCAACATCGATAAGCGTCGATCTCCAACTTGACCCAAATTTATCGATATTGGCAAGAATAAATTTAAAGTCCTGCTTTTCGATGGCAATGCGCATTTTATCCCAAAGATCATAGTCTTCCACATCAAAACTCTCAAAAGCTTCTCCTAGGACTTTCTGTATTCTGTCTTTAAACTCGCTACCGGCATCCCCATATATGTTCGCTGTTATAGTTGCAGAAAGCTCCTGATCCCCGGTAAGGCCCAGAATTTCATGATAAAAATTCCGTGCCGCCTCAGAACGTTTTACTTCGTTCGTAATCTTCTTAATACTATCTTCTATGCTCTTTTTTACCCTATCGAATTGAATGTTCGCAAAAGCCTGCTCGATAAGCCTGGTGGCGTCAGCGTCACTGGAATATTTCTTGAGAAGGTCCTGGAAGTAATTGTACACATTTTGAAATGTTGGCTCAAGACCCTTGAGGGACGGAAAGAATGTTTCGATGTTTTTCTTCGCATTTTCCCTACTCATATAATCACGAAGCTCGATATACTTCTTGTAGGCGTTAGTAATGTCAGAAATTTGATCCCGGAGTTTTTTGAGACGATCACCCGCCTTGTCGTCTTCTGGCGACCATACTAAGTTATCATCTTCCGTCTCTTTTTTAACGCCGTTGATGGAATCTCTCAGTTCTTGATTTGTTTCGGTTAAATTTCTTGCGGCATCGGAAACACCTAATAGTTTATCATTCAATATTTCGGCGGCCTTAGCATCTTTGCTTAAATTGAAAAAATAAGATCCTTCAACAAAGCCATATCCCCTGGCTAAAACCTTTTGAATATGTGATTGCTTCTTTTCATATTTCTTAATTTCCGCCTCATTCACTTTAATCTGATCCTCCATCAGATCTTTTATCGTTTTTTGTGCCTGAGCTGAATATTCTTTCATTTTTTTAATATCCAACTCAAGCGCACCGGTTTGCGCGTTTATCGCTTTTGTTGCCTGGGGAAAAGCCTTTGCAAGCTCTTTTGAGATATCCCGTAGCGCGGCGGTATCTTTTGCAGAACGATTCGTTTTTGCAGAAAGCTCTTCATATCGTTTGATAAGGTCGTCATTACCACGTGCCTTCGACAAATTGTTAATTGACCTGTTTGCGCCATCTATTCTTTGCTCAACATCCTGTGCGCGCTTAGCGAGCGTTGTGAATGTTCCTATCAAAGCCGCTGCGGCAATAGCTATAACGCCGAATGGATTTTTAGCCAATACAGCTATAAGTTTCCATAGTGTTCTCGTAAATGCTGTGGATGCGGCGTCAGCCGCCTTCATAGCCGCCGTGTGAATAATGGTGGCCCTGGTTGATATTTTTTCTGCCGCAGTCTTTCCAATAAGTCTTGTTATGACTTTTCGCAGGCCGGCCTCCCTCGTTGATTCTGCCGCAGTTGCTGCCGCAGTTGTTGCTGTTACTATTTTGTTCCACAATGCTACTGAGCCGGAGATTGAAATATACGACAGAAAAGCGGTACCGACCACCTTAATCACGTCAGCAAATTTCCTCCAGTTAAGCATCATGTCTCTCGATAGCGATATGAGGTCAGACATAGCCTTATGGACTTTCTTGGTCCGGCCGATTTCGTCATACATGATGCTGATGGAGTCCTTCAGGTTGTTCCACTGGCCACGCAATGTTTCCGCCTGCTTCTCTTGCATCTTGTAGAACATTCCTCCGGCATCTGTCATATCCTTAAAGATCTTTTCAATCATTGAGAACGGAACCGCACGTTTAGAAATCAACTCAAAAACGTCCGCCGTCGTCGTTCCCTCTCTTCCGAGTTCATTAAACTTTTCGGCCAGCAATTCAACAAGGGGGATACCAGCCTCGGTGAACTGACGAAGCTCTTGACCTCGTAGAACTGAAGCTGCCCGAACCTGACCATAGGCAAGAATGAGTCGGCTCATGTCCACGCCCAGACCCGCGGAAACATCCGCAAGCCGCATGGTTACATCAAACAGACTTTCTGTCTCGATTCGGTATGCAGACAATTGCTTGGTATACGTGACGAGGTCTTTGATCTCGAAAGGAGATTCAACTGCAGCAGCTTTAATTTGCCGAAATAGCTTATCTGCCCGATCTGTGTCCTGGATGATAGATCCTAAAGCAACTTTCTGTAATTCAAATTCAGATGTTACATTACGAACGTTATCCAAAAATCTCACGATGGTGTGGATCGAAAAATACGATGCGGCCGTAGCGGCTAATCTTCCAAGAAAGCTGGACTGTTTCTCGAATTCTTTATTCGCATTTCTTGCAGAACTTTCTACCTCCTGCATTTTTTTTCTGACACCATCAAGATCTGTCTTGAGCTTATCGTATTGCGATGAACCGAATTTTGCCTTATTCAGACGACTCGACAAAATTCTCTCCTGCTCCTGGAGAATGCGCATGGAATCTCCAGACATTTTAAGCACAGCATTCTCGTACCTTCTGTTTTGGGTCGACTGCTTTACGCGCTCATTAAGCTTTTCCTGCTCCTGGACGATCTCCCTAAGCGTCCTTGCTTCCGTTCTTAATTCTGCCGCCTCTTTTTTGTATTTACCGAGCATTTCCGAAATACTATCAGATCTCTCGGCCTTCGTCATATTGGCCCATGTCCTCTCAAGTTCGGACATCCTGTTCTGAATCGCGTTGATGCTCGATGCGTATTTTTGGGAATAATCTTCCAATTCTCCCCAATATGCGCGATTTTGAGAGCGCCTCTTTTCGATAGCGGCATATTCTGCATCTATATAACTCTTGATAGTAACGCCGTTCGCCTTAAGATTTTGCTGCATCTGCTCCATTGCCGCAATGCTTCTCGCGACAGCCTCTGCTTGATCACGGACCGCTTTATGAGCGTCCGCCAACTCCCTGGCGAAGTCTGTTCCGCCACCCTCCAATTGCCTGAGCTGCTGAATTTCATCCAGTTCCTTCTCGAGCTTTTGCAACTGCATTATGGACTGGTTGATAAACGGAGTAAAATCAAGGTCTTTGCCGACTCTTTCCATATCAGCTTTTTCTAGCTCCCGGAAATAATCGGTAAGTTTCTTTAATTCGTCATTGGTTTCATTGGCATCAGCTACGCCAATTCTGATAGACGTCTCAATGGGATAAAGATCGACCTCCGCCTGTAGCTTTTTTACTGCCTGTGGAACCTGTTTAATAGAATCGTCAATACCGCCCATTATGTCCACAACCACCGGTATCTCAACAGCCATAGTTTTATCCTCCGTTCTTTAAGATGTAGTCCTGCAATTCTTCGTCTGTCTTTTCCTTTTTCAAGTGGCCGAATCCGAATTTCAAAAGGGCATCTCGCACCTCTTCATCACTCTTCCCCTGACCGGTCAGTTCCTGTTCTTTCTTCGGCGGCTCCTCGAAATCATAGTCATAGTATCCTTTATCGACAAGGATCATCGTAACGAGATTGACCGAGTCAAGATACCAGTATCGAAGCCACGACCAAAAATTGTAGTTTCCATATACATACTTAATCCGTTCATTATGAGCCGAGTAGGCAAACGCGCAACCTACTTGCTTTCCTCCTTTACCCCCAAAGCGTCCTTCTCCAGCATATTTAACACTGTCGCCAGCCGCTCTTGCGCTAATTTGGCGGCTTCGCCAACCGGCCTCATATAAAGCTCGCGTTCCTGCTTTGAGGTATCCCAGTTGGCTTTGGAAAAACCCAGGTCTGCACTGATCAGACCAGCCTCGTTAATTCTGAATGTCGTCTCATTTCCTCTGAGCTGCAATATTCTCCACTTCAGCGCCCATAACCCGGGAACGAACAAAGCCCAGTTTCCGAGAAGATAATAAGCCGCTTTTTTCGAATGAAGCGAGTATAGCTTCTTCGTCAGCTTCCTCGCTTCCTTTTGGCTCGTTCCGGCCTTTCCTTTTGCCTCAAGGACTTGGGCCTCCTGCTCAAGCAGGGCTATTTTTTCGCGCACCTTCTGGGCGACCTGGCGTACTTTGTATTTGTGCCGGCCAATCCGAATCGTGCATGGCGCCTGCGTTATCGCATCGAAAGCGCCGTTAAGGAATTGTTCGCTTTTTGCCTGTTCAGCCATAATATTCGCTCAGCATCTTGTCAAGCTCAGGAATCCACCCGGCGGGAGAATTCGTGATCCATATTTTAGTCTTGAACGCATTGCGAATATACGAAATTCTCGGATTACTCCGCCATACGCCGCAACGAAAATTGTCAAATTCGATATCCAAAAGCAATGGAACCCGATTCTTGAAGTAGGTATTGTAATAAAGATCCTCAACGATATAACTGTTGTGATCACAGTCGTATTTGTCGTAAATTGCGAGAAGCTTGTCCCAATCATACCAGACAGGAAGATGACAGACAAAGCTTCTGGTCGGAAGGCCCTCCCTCAATTCGAGCTCCCTTGTCTTTGCGTTGTCGCGCTGCCATGGATTCGAATCAAGAGGATTCGCGTTCACATCCATGCTGTGTATTTTCAGGAACTTCACGTCGATCAGGTCGAAATCGTTCACAGCGTACATGTCGTCGCAAGCATAGATAAAGCCCTCCGAATTCGGAAAGTGTTCACGAACCTTTCGGAATTTGTGAACGTGATCGATGTGCGGCCGGTAGTTGTGAATTTCCGTCGGAGGCACCTGCGGGCATTCGATAAACTCTATATCGTCGCCCGTATCGCAAATCGGATGGTAGTCTCCGACAATCACGATATGATATTTCTCCTTGAAATGACGGCGCCATCCTTTGACTGCATATTCCAGTTCCCGGCCCTGCGCCCCTGATGCGAGATAAGGAATTACAACAAGGATAGGCTGATGAGACACGGTCGGGACGATATTAACGGTATCAGTAGATACCACTTCGGCTGGGATCACAGGATCCGCTTTAACCTTTTTCGGTCTTCCCGGTTTTTTTGCGGTTTTTTCTTCCATGGTTTTTTGGGGTATTAAAAAAGGGCGGGCGCACTGCCCGCCCCCTTGGTGTTCGCTCTCTAAAGAGCCTAAGCAGAATACTTGGCAGCAGCCGTGCTGTCGAAGATCATACCGGTCTTCAACGAGGTAAGGTCAACATATTCAGCAAGGCAGTTGATGTGGACACGCATCAGCTTGTCGCTGTTGGTGAGGTTACCCGTGATCTTCGCTTTCGGGAAGAGCAGCAGACGGTTCAACTCGTCATTCAACCAACCGATCGGACGGGTGATAACGGGAAGGTCAACACCAAAACCGGTTGCGGTTACGGTGCCAGCGCCGGAGCCAGATCCGAATATCTGGCTGAGGTTCGGGGTGGTGATGCTCGTACCTTTCAGGAAAGTCTGCATCATCAGCTGAGAAGTAGACGCGATGTCTGCCTCGAAAGACAGCGTACCAGCGGTGACGGTAGCGGCGATAAGGTTGCCCTGCTCGTCGCGAATCTCGTCAACGGAAACATCGTCGCCGGTCCAGTTCGAAGAGTCCTCGACAACCTGGCCGAGGGACTTCGGGTTCGTCAGGCTCGCCAAAGTGGCGCTCGTATAGTCGGCGATGGCGTCGAAAATGATCATGTCGCCCTGGCCGACAAAGAGAGACGGAACGGATTCAAAGTTCGATATCATAGTTTAGTCGGTTTTAAAGTTGTTGTTAGTGTGCCACTTTAAATTGAGGCTGGTAACAGAATAACCGGATGATTGATTCGGTGTGGTGGGAGTAATAAAGCGGGGGGATTCGTATTCGAAGTAATAGTTCTCTGTCGTCACATGGTCCAAAAGCGCATCAAATTGGGTCAAAATTTTAGTGACCCTATTTGCCTTGATAGACCCATCATCATTCATCTTGCAATAGAGGCTTAAAATCATATATCCCTGAGCGTATTGCGGCTTTTTGGATACGGTTTCAATATCCCCGTTTATGAAAATGACAATAAAGTCAGAAGGCAAACCGTTCGTTGGGCGCTCCCAGTCGGAATAAACCGCGATCGGGTCTGTGCCGACAAGTACATTCCCCTCGAGAAGCTCCTTCAACTCGGCGTCTGGATGAAGTGAAGATGGAGTGATCATTTTCGTTTGTTATAGCGATATACCCATCGTCGGCTTAGCCGATCCCATATATTTATTACCAGACCCCTTTGGTCTACCTCTTTTGCGAGACGCACGCATAAGCCTGACGTCATCATCTTCATATGCGAGCTGGATATAGTCATTGAGATTTCCTCTGAAAAACAGGACTTTTTTATACGCAGCATACCTAAACTCGCGATCCAGCGCAGCTGCGTAATTTAATCTCAAACCCTCCAAATATCCGGAATGTGGGCCCCTCTCGTTCGGATTTAACGCATAAGGAACGGCAACAAGCAAGGTTGACGCAATCTTTCTTGGATATTTACCATTAAGGCCATAAACCGCCTTCCAGGCCTCCTGATGTCCAATGATACGTTTTCTTCCACCACCGGTTGTCGGCGTATAAATCTGCCTACCGGTTAATGAAGACGTCGTAACTGCAGTCCTATTTGCATAGCTTGCCTTTACTAACGCTCCATTATCAGAAACAACCCCAACAATACTATCGTGGAGGTTACCGGTAATATAAGGCATCATAGCCGCCTCCCCATCAGGAAGATCTCGTATAAAAGAGTCATTTGCCGCAATAAAAACAGAAAGAACCTCTTTCTTGATTTTGTCCGGAAGATCAAACTGAAGCGAACGCTGAAATCCTTTTTCAGTGTTACGCCACGCTACTTTTCCCCATCCACTATGAGGTGAGTAATTCATAATTAATCCCCCTGCGCCTGTTTCAGTTCTATTCTCGTTACCTTGACTCCAGTTCTCCACGGCATGTTGATGTCCCGTACGATCTTCACCACAGACTTGATTTCCCGTCCGAATTCTGTCGTAACGGCAACCGCGTCGTTGATTTTGACCTGGACATCCACGCCAGGGATGAAGATAGTTGGTGCCCGCGTGATGATGGACCGGGAATAACCCGTTCCACCCTCCTCGTATAAGCACTCGCCCTCATATACGGATTCCGGATTGATAGGGTTGTCCCAATCATCCCGATCACCCGTATCCCTGGTGATGCTACAGAAGTCTCTGAACTCAATGAACTTCATTTTAACGGCTTCCTAAATAGCTTGCGTCATACATTTCGGAAGACGATTCGTCATCCTCCACTTCGAAGCCCCACTTCGCCCTGAGCGCATCGCCCATGCTCTTGAAACGAGCGCGGTCCGCCATCGTGATAGTGTAGCCTCCTCGCGAGGCGCGAACATCGCCAACCTGCTCCGAATATCCTCCACCCGCAAAAACTCCCAACACCGAATAGTAGACCGTGGAAGAGGCGTAGTCGAGCCTCTTACGGAATTCTTCGTCGCTCAGCGTATCAGAATCCACGTCCTCATCCGTCTCGAGAGGATCAAGATCCACCTCGACGGGACTAAGGGCGCATCTTTCAACAACATTGTCCGAGAGGTCCAACCCAGGGACAAGACTACGCAGGTACTCTTCTACAGTCATGGCTCATCGGTTATTAAGCACCACCAGCACTTCCGCTTCCGGAACCACTACCCGGCTTCTCCTTGAAGGTAAGCAGGTAGTACATCTCCATCGGACGGGTCAGCACGCACAGGGCGTACAGTTCAGACCACCAATCCTGGAACTTGGCCTTGACGTCGTAGTCATACTGGATGAGACCACGGCCGCCGAAGAAGGTCGAGTAGATCGCCTCGCCGTCAGGAACGAGAGCGACAGCGCTCTTGATCGTGCCGAGAGGACCGGACGGGTAGATAACATAGGTGTTCGCATTGAACGTGCGGAAGGACTGACGGACGAGCTTGGCATCCGGGCCGGAGCCCTGCAGACGCTCGACGCCGGCCAGGCCCTTGCGGAGGACGACGTTTGCTGCAGGAATGCCGATGACGCGGGCGAAGAGGCTCTTCAGGTCTTCGTCGTTGGCGTTGTTGCCAACTGCGAGAGCATTAGCGTCATTGTTCGGGGCGAGGACGAGGTCCGGGCGAAGGACGTATCCGAAAGCGGTGCGCCACTTCGGATGATCCATATCTTCCAGCCAGGAGATGTAGTCCACCTCAACGGTGATGTCTTCGAAGCCCTTACGCTTCATTCCGCGGATGATCTTCTTGAAGTTACCCACCGGATCAGCGTTATTGTTGGCCGTATCGGCGGTCTTGTTTTCGTTGTCGTTGAACCACTGCTCAGCAACGGTCAGCTGGTGAATGTTCGCCTCCGGAATATCGGACTCGAAGATCAGACCTTTGATACCGCGAGGGTTGTTCTTAGCATCCAGTTCGAGCTTGCGGTTCGATACCACCTGGTCGCGCTGATAGGTCATGGACAGTTCGTGAGCCGTCTTCATGTCGCTCATGCCGTTGAACAGCAGGTCGAGGGCATACTCCTTGACGGTACGGTTCTGGAACTGCAGGCGACCAAGGGCGTCGAGATAGCGGCGATAGTCGTCCTGGTCCCAGAGGTAGCGAGCCTTCATGCACGGGATGACACCGCGAAGCATGCTGAAACCCTCAGTACCGAACGGAATGGCCTCAGAATCCTTGTCCACATAGGTCGCCATGACCTTGATGCGGTTGGACATGATGGCCTGCGCCCAGTCAAAGGTGAGGGACGAATCCGGATCCCACTCGAAACCAAGGAGGTCGAGGCCCTGGAAGTTGTTAAATCCGACGACGTCGTTGATGTATGCGCTGAAGCTCTCTGCAGAAAGAATGCCGGCCTCAGCCATCAGGGTATGGAAACCCTTATTGTAAGATTTAGCCATAGTTAATTCCTCCTATTATTCAGAGAGTTCGTAGTCGAAGGTGATGCCGGGCATAGCAGCCTTGTAGAAATCAGGTACCGGAGCGATGCGGTTACCGAGGATCTGACCCTTGGTCACGACGGCAACGGTGCCCTTATAAGCCTCATCGCTGTCGATATAGATCTGGCGCCAAGACAGGCCGGTCGGCAGGACGGCTTTCTTGTTGGAGCCGGCCTCGCTGATGATGTAGAGGATATCGCCCTTAGCGAGCTCGCCGAGAGCGTTTGCAGAGATGGTGAAGGTGTAAACACCGTCAACAACGGTCGGGGTGCCAGTCAAAGCAACGGCCTTTTCGGCGTTACCTGTGGCATCAGCCTTACCGACGATCAGGCCTGCAGCGGGGATGACCGCATTGCTGATCGGCTTGATCGAAAGAGAGGTGCCGGACGAGTTGACAGCTTCCATGACCTCGAAGGAGTCGAGGAACTGCGCCTCACCACCCATGACCTTCAGGAGCACAGGCACGCCGAGAGCGATCAGGTCGCCCTTCTTGTGCTTGGAGATGTCCACCGTGCCACCCGCGGTCTTCCGTTCGCGAACCTCAATCCAAACCGGCATGGTTTGAGCCGGATACTGGTTGGACTCGTGGCGGAAAAATGCGTTTCCGAAATTGTAGCCCATTTTCAGGTAGTTTTAGGTTAGACTTACTTTTTCTCTTCCGGAATAAGACCCTGCATCTTCTTACGCTCCACTTCTTTCGACCAGTCGATGGTGCCCTTCTTGTCGTCTCCCTGTGGATCCGCTACGAACGGCTTCGATGTGTCTACTCCGCGCCGGTTCACGGCTTTGTTGAAATAGCCGGTCGCTTTTTCGTGGAGCTGGTCTGCATTCATCTTGTTTCCGGTCGCCTCGTTCATCTCGACTGCGCGTTCCCAGGCGTCGTTTGCCTCGTCGGGATATGCCTTGGCATAATCCCCGCCGAAGAATTTTTCATGGGCGCCTTCCAGCGCGGCCTTCGTTGAATTTTGGCCTTTCAGGGCAGCAATCTCCTCCTGCAGCGGAACCAGGCTCTCCTTCACCGCGGCCGCAAGAATGGCTTTCCAGTCATCAGGCTTCGGGTTGGGATTCGGGTCCGGGTCCGGAGGGGTCGGTTGTCCCTCGGGGTGTTTCGCCTTGTAGTCATCGAAAGACCTCTGCAAGTCGGTCTTGTTGTTGATCTCCTTGTCGCGCATCTTCTGCAACTCGTTGGCAATGAGTTCCATCGTAGCAGCATCAGCAATGCCGGTTTCGATATCCTCTTCTTTTGTGATCGTCTCTTGTTTCGCGGAGGCGATCCGATCAATAGCCTCGTTGCTCAATCCAAAACGCTTGTATTTCGTCTTGAGCGCTTCTGCGATTCTGGTTTTCATAAACTTAAGTTTTGCTTGATTTGTCGCAAATATAACAAAATTTTCAGATAAGCAAAAGTTTGGTACTAATTTTGAATGCTCTTTCCTGGCGCCTGATTATTCACGTCTCCGGGGTTGCCTTTCGGCTCATCGTCATTTCCGACGCCATCTACTCCATATTTTGCCTTTGCGGCTGCGGGCGCCTCCGCTTTCATGGTAAGCTCCTTTTCCCACTCTTCATCGATTTGCTTGTAGTCGCCGCGATGGGTGTTTCCGATATCGACCATGGCCGCCTTGCGAGACTTGGTCCTGGCATACACCTGATCAAGTTCCATCTTCAGCGCCTCAGCTGAGTTTTCAGGAATCCACACGTTCTGTCCTACAGAGATACGCATCTTCGAATACCCGGAAATATCCCCTTCAACCTTTCCGACGAGAGCCTTGAAGACAAGCATCAGCTGCCGGACGGGCTTCAGAAAGCCCTTCCATGCAACCTGCGCCCACTGTACCTCTGGCGCGTAAAGGATCTTCATTGTCGCGCTGCTATCAGACCCCTGCTTGATAACCTCCGGATCAATCTTGACGGACATACAAGAGCTACGAATATCATCCTCGAGACCGCCAACATGCATAGTCGCAATATTGCTCGCGTCGGGCGGAGCAAGGAATTTCGCATCGGAATGGGCCAGCGCGTCGGTCGTTCCCTTCACGCCGAGAGCGCGGTTCGCAAGCTTTGTCGGAGGAAGGCTCGTCGTCTTCTCTGCCTTCAAGAAAAGGATCGGCATTGCGGACCCTTTGAGATGCTCGCCGACATACGTCTTTGCGTTTTCCAGCTTTTCAATAGACGCCTGCGCAACGCCTGTCGGGATGTCGTCAACACGAAAATAGATGCACTGACATAACCCGGATCCCGCCTGCGCATCTCTCCTCCTAACAAGCACATAGCCGTCCTCGCTCTTCGTACGATTCTTTTTCGGAACAAGACCGTTGACGTCGTCATCATCATCGATAGCCATCCATGTCTCGACATTTTTTGTAGTAAAAATGTCAACTGCGTTTCGCTTTTGGAATTTGTATTTTCTGGCGACAATGGTCTTTCCGTCCAAATCCGTCTGTGGAAACAATTCGTCCCCACGTTCATATCCGTAAACCTCATAGTCGATAGGTGTGTCCGGATCGGCTGTCTGATATAGATAGATAGCACCATCGCCCGTACGGAATACGGAATGCACCACATCGATGAAGGCTGTCTTTACACCGACCTGGTCGGCCCAGGACATAAGCGTATTGAAGCGATCCTCATCATCCGTCTCGGCTGCAGTCCAAAATCCGTCTGCGGCAAAATGCGAAATTTTTTTGCAGATAATTTCCTCCTGCATCCCTACCGGCGTAACTTCAACCTCATCATAGTCAACAATGTCCCATTTTTCTTTTCCGTTCTTGTCTTTCACTCCGGTCGGGCCGTAGACCGGACGAAGTGACATGATCGGCATATTGATGGTGTGGGCAGATTCGCACACCTCGTTCAAGAATTGATCCTGCGTTATAGGAGTCAGTTTGAAGTTCGGCTGTCCTTTCGGACCGTCAACAGCGATCCTCCGAACCCAGGGTTTCTTCTTTTCCCTGCTGATGTATTCACTAACATTCATAATTAACCGCGATTAAATTTATACCCATATTTCGGTCCTTCTTGCACGGCGTCCCGTGGCAGGACCTGAATTGTAGTCAAAATTCTGAAAAAGCCCATCGTATGCATCATCCTCAATCTCTGGAGCCGGCTGCTTCTTAGGTCTTCCGTCGAGATCCCAAATCATCCGAAGATACATCGTATCGATAATGTTTGGAGATGCGTGAAACTTCGCCCGGTATTCGTCCTTGCTACGATAATATATCCGCTTGTTCCGCTGCTGGACACGGAACGTATTGATCTCATCGTAAAGGACATCAATAAGCCGCCTCGTCTCCCCCTTCTTTCCGTAAGGTATCCTCATATTAAGGTCGAGCGTAGTTGATATTTTCCCTGTCTGAAGTGCAACCTGAAGTTTGCCCATCAACTGCGATCTTAGATTGAAATACTGCTCAAACAAGACCTGGTTACCGTTTGCATCATATTCCTGCATAGCGGTTTTGTTTGCCGTAACCGGCCAACCAGAAGTATAAGCCTTAAGATAGTTGCCAAGCCCGGTCGCATCAAAGGCAAAATTTTCTTTTGGAACCCCGTATGATGTTAACTTATCATCAATCCAGTCGACAAGTTGCTTTGGGTCTCCACGAAAAAAGTGAATCCCTATGATTGTATGGCCACGCCAAATGATCATAGGGTTGTCATCTGAGTCGACGTTTCCGCCAGATACGTCCATCGTCGCATACAAATTTTCGTCTTCGTCGCTTGGGTTCGCAGCCATATCCCGCATCATTTGCTTTGTCACCAGTATCTCATCACTGTCAAGCGGGCCGGCATATCCTTCAGCGAGCACGCGGCGCTGATCCTCGCCGACGGCGTGAAGGTTTGCAACGGATTGTCCACCCGTCGCCGCCACCAGCTTTCTGTTTCCGGCGGCATGACCGGTAAACAACGTGAAAGACTTAATCATATCCTCTTCGGAAAGGCCCGCGGCCCGGTCTTCATCGTTAATTCGGATATTCGCCGCAGCAAGAACCTCTCTTTTGGAATCCCCCCATATCACCTGTTCCGGATCATTCCCCTGGATGTAGAAATATCTTGTCTTACCGACCATGGACGGAATCAAATACCAGTCCGAACCGATGTATCCGGCAGTAACCAGAAAACGTGTCGTCCAGTGTTCGTGCTTGAAGTTGAAAGCAAGGACCATGCTCGGAATGACGCCGGAGCTATCACGGTTTCGGGAAAATATGTATGTAAACATCCTAAACTGCTCAATCGCCGTGGCTTCGTCGATGCAAATATATGAGCTCTGCTGCTTCTTGATATACTCCTGAAAGTCATCCCACTCCTTCGGATTCTCCGGATTAAAGTTCGCATGAATCATCTGGATAGCATTATTCCATTTTCTCCATGCGAACGTCGGGAGCTCACCCGTAGTTACCTCGCAGCTTGAAAAATTCCCCCAGACCTCCGATGCGTCACGGAACATGGACGTACCCTTCGCAGAATCAAGCTTTCTCACATTGATGAGTCGGCCGGTATATCCTACGCGACCGATGCCGTTCAGCGCCTTCAGCATCATTCCGTACGTCTTTCCTGACGTGGCCTCTCCTACGACAAAAATCAGGTTTGAATCGCATCGGCACATATCTTCCTGCAATCCTTCCTGCGGAATCAGATCCAGCTTTTCCCTCAAAACAAAATTTCCGACCTTATCGTATCCCTTATCACTCACAGTTGCTTTTTTCCGCTCTACATGTTCATAAAGCGGAGGAAAAGGTGCGTGATCTGGTCTGAGTCGAAACATACACTCGCAAAGATATAAAAATTTTACATAGACAAAACAAGGCCCGCACTTTTCAGCGCGAGCCCGTTACGCCTTCTACGCGTGGTAGATGCGCTAGAACGGATCCGCCGCTGAAGATTCAGGGACCGATCCGCCCTCGATCTCGAAGTCGAACGCGTTGGCCGTAGTGTAGTATCTTCCGTTATACTCACGGCTGGTCACGTCGTAATGGATTTTTACCGTTTGGCCTACACTGAGCCTGCTGAAGCTTTCAGCCTTGCTATTGCTGCATTCGAGCGCAAGTTTCTGCGTATAGCGGCCGGATTCATATTCAATAACAATAGTCTGCCTCATCCACGGGCCGCGCTGTCCCATACCGGTCTGCGCCGGCGGAACTGCGATTACTTTTCCTTTGATCTCGTTGTTCATTTTTGATATGGTTGATTTTCTGATTCTCCCAGAACCTCAAGAATACGCTCATTTGGGATGAATTCGTATTCGTCTTTTGTGTAGATCTTTCGAAGGAGCCATCGCTGCGAATCGGCATCCCATTTTGCCTCGTGGCACTGACGTTGGTCGGTGCGTACGTCAAAGATTTTCTCGGTCATTGTCTGTATCTTGGTTTAGTGTTGTGTCGCAATTCTCTTCGACGAATTTCCTGTATTCACAATCCCCGCAGGATACGGGCAAATATCGTCTCGGCTTCTCGATCATTCCATCACCCATATCAAGAAGGCCGGTCTTGTCCGCCAACTTTAAGACAAATTCCGGGTCATCAGCGCTATCAATATTGTCTGTCAGACTCATTGCAAATTCAACCAATTTCGTCTTTGCTCTGGCTTTTCGATCTTCAATATTATCAAGGTTTATCTTTGGCTCTTTGGGAGTGCTCAACTCGTTGATGGTATTACGATACGCCTCCATATACTCCTGTACATCCGCCATGCTGAAGAACTGCTTACATGCGGATGCCACAATCGCCGCATTTTTTGTTCCGATGTAGTCCGGCCGTACGAACTTGAGAAATGCCTCCTCGCGTGGGCATCCTGATAACAGATACCATGTGAGGCAGTCCATTTCCTCCAACTTAAGAGCGAACCTTTTTCCTTTCGGCCGTATTGGTATGAGTGGTGCTGCCATAGTTTTGCAAAGATAAGAAATAATTCTTTATCTGATCCGCCGAATATGGAGGAATCGGACGCCGGAGCAATGTGTTGAAATCATTCGCCGAGGTAGTCATGAATTATCGTTTTAAACTGTTCCAAACTCCTACAAATTTCGTACCGATACCCTTGCCGTTCGACGAGATTCTGCCATTCTTTTTGCGCCGGCTTTTGTTGGCCGTGCTCATCTTTCATTTCGATACAAAGGCCATGATGTTCTCCATGTGCCACAAAAAAGAGCAAATCCGCAACACCGGCCACTACGCCAAGGCTTTTACGAATAGCCCCCTGGATTACGTTGCTGTCGGAACGGTCGTTCTCGTTCGGGACATGGAACAGGAGCTTCCTATATTTCGGAAACTCGTTCCAGAACCACGAAAAACACTCCGCCTGGATCCTGCCTTCGGGGGATGAATGGCTGCGCCTCTTCGGTTGTGCCTCAGTCGGAATGATTGTCATTTTCCAGCTCCTCAGCCTTGTTTCTATACCATGCGGCCTTAGCGAGATCCTGTTCGGCCGAATTTCCATCCTTAAGCCCGGCGCGCCAACGATACTTGAAGTCGTTGCACTTGCAGAATGCGATCACAGCCTCGACTCCAAATTCCTCAATCATGCAGTCGATGCACTCGCGCCCACCCTTCTGATAATGTGCCGGGTGGTTTACTTGTTCTTTCATGATCATCTATTCCTTTTTGCGCAATTTTTCCTTTTTGTTTTGTATGTCAATCTTGGTTTACGCATAAACCCAAGAGCTTTCCCGATTTTTGTCACGAAGCCATTCTTCATAGCTAATACCTCATAAATATAAAGACCATAAAATCTCCTCGTCTTAAGCTCTCCAACCTTAACAAATTCGCCCGTATTATTGTCAATAATACCGAGCTCGCGGGCACGCCATTTCAAAGTTTCAGCCATTCCCTCTCCATCGTGCTCCTGAACACGCAATATCCAATGCTAACGGCCGCAAGTTCATCGTAGCGATCCCAGTGTACCGTATTGACATAATCGTCAAGGTGTTTCTGCAGTTCTTCTTTGGATTGGAATAGGCGGTCCTCCTGGATCCATTTCTTTCCGACCAGAAAATAACGCCGGCCGCAGTAGTCAGTACGACAATCTGTCACATCTCCGTGGCAGATCCCCTTCTTTTTGTCAGTGTACCATGCTTCCATTTTATAATTATTCTAAATTACACTTTATATACCCACCCCAAAAACTGTACCCCGCCAGGAGTCTTCGTCTGAAATCCGCGATGCTCCTTCGCTCTCGGACACAACCAATGGTCTCCTTTCCATTGCATTGGATACATAAACTCAAGGCCGGACTCCGGATTTCTGAAGGCCGCCAAGACAATAGTATCTACCGGTGGATGCTCGGTCGGCGGATTGAGGTTAATCTTTGTTTTCATATCAGTTTCGGATCTCCATCTTTTTTCTTTACACGCCCAAGTTTATGTTCCTTGAAGAAGTACCAATATTTTGGGCTTATGTTTTCTCCGTGTTTCGTACGAAGCACTTCTATCGCCTTCATAAAAGCGCTCTTCATATCTTCCGGGTGCTTCTGGCAGATATCCCGAAGAATCCAGTCGTTTTTCCAGTTCTCCAACTTCTTCCTGGCGACATAACCTTCGATTGTTTCCTCGCTGTTTTCTGCGGCTATCTCGTGCAGCTCTGCCTGAAATATCTCATGCTGCGTCGGGAAGTGATATCCGCAAAACTGACAATCTGTCCATGATACAGGAACAAGTCTGTGACAACCCTGGCATTCCTTCGTAGGCGCGACGCCGCCTCCAGAGCCAGTATTGTGCCAAAGACTGTATGTCCGGTCATCCTCGTACCTTCCTAAGCGCTCGTAATTCCTACCAAAATCAAGACAAATAAACTCTCCGTTCTTACCTGGTGCGGGCCTGCTTGCTCTCCCGCAACTCTGAAGATACTTGACGACCGAAGTTGTGGAGTACATAAGCATCACAACCTTGATGCTCGGCACATCAAGTCCTGCGACTCCAATCCCGAGATTCACAAGGATATCAAACTCGCCATTCTCGAAATCTTTTAGTAACTGCTTCCTGTCGTCGCTTAACTCAGAATCTTCGTCAAAACTGTTTGATAATAGGTATTTAGCTTTTATGCCGTGGTCATTGAACTCTTGCGTAAGGCCGATGCATTGTTCGGAACTACATGCAAAGACTATTGCCTTCTCTCCAGGGCAAATTCTCTGGTAATTCTCGACTGCACCGACATATCTCGCCCGAGACTTGAATTTCGCCGCCATCTGTCCAAGATTGTAGTCGCCTCTGCCGTAATCCCATGCGACATCTTCCATAGACGGAGCGTCAAGAGAATATAGCCTGCATCGACAAAGATAACCCAAGTTGATGAGATCTTTTACGCTCGGGCCTAATACCATTGCATTGTACTGCAATCCCGCCTGCGTCATACCGCCATATCTCGCCATCGTAGCTGTGTATCCTACAACATAGCACTTGTCGGAGATAATATCAAAGAGAAAGTCATAGTTACAGATATGAGCCTCATCCAAAACAAGCATCTGTACCGACTTAACATATTCCATCCACTCGGGTTTCTCGATTCTTCGTTGCAGGGTTTGCACCATTCCACAGACAATATCTTCGGTCGGAACTTTACGATGCCTTGGTGATATGATTTGAGGTTCTACGCCGCACTTTCGGCAGTGCCCGGCATTCTGCTTCATTATCTCCTCTCGATGCGCCAAGATGAGTGTTTTAGTGCCTTTATTGGCGGCCAACGAGGCCACATATCCAAGTACGGTTCCCTTCCCGCTTCCGGTGGGCATAACGCAGACTACTCGCCGATATTTGGCTAATCCAGAACGGATTTCATTGACGGCTGTTTTCTGATATTCTCTCAATTCTACCATACGGACCTTATTCGTATTTCCAAATATAACCACCAGCGTGGCGGCGTTCTCCCTTGCAAACCTTGCTTATATTCTTGAATTGAACGCCAGTTTCTCTTTGGGCCTCAGCAATTCCATTATATTTTTTGATAAAATTGCCATACATATCATACTGTAAAACGGGCTTATGTGAAGAGCTGTTTTTGCCACGAGTGCCATACATACCATTCTTCGTCCCCTTCTTTGATTCTGAGAAATGCTTACGCGCTAACTCATAACCATTATTCTCTGCAATGGTGCACCATCTTAAATTCTCAACTCTATTGTCTGATCGATCCCCGTTTATATGGTCAATACATGGTTTGTTCTCTGGATTAGGTATAAATGCCTTTGCGACCAATGTGTGAACCGCGTAGTTCTTGCCGTTATGCTTCCTGTCTTTTAAAATTAGTCGTGGATAACCTTTATTTTTGCCAGGTTCAAGTATTCGTTCTTGCAAAATCAATAGACCCATCTTTCTGCGAAGAATCTCCCTATATAGCCTCTTGATTCTACCCATAGTGCTTACCTCGTACAGCCCTTCATACCCTTCGATCGGTCTCCAAATTTCTTCCATATTATAAGATAACGCCCCGGACTTTCATACAAAGGTCGCAGCTCTGTATTACTCATTCGGGGCGATAAGTTTCTATTCATTGTCTGCGACACAATGTTTCTACAAAGATAGTAAAAATGACTCAAAGAAGCAAGTAATCATTCGAACTCCCTCCTTACCGCCGGACTTTCCGTCCGTTCCCAGACATTTCCGTCATACGACACGAAATACTCGTCGCCGAGACGCAGGAGATATCCATATGTCACCACCAGCTCGCCTTTTCCTTTCTCCAAGAGACCCATAACTTCTTCTCCGCTCATTCCTTTATATCGAGTTTAATTAAATGCCACGCCGAAAATCTTCCTACGCTACGGAGCCGGTCGATCCACATAGACCTCATCGATGTAAATTTACAGCCCCAGCGAGCCATACATATGTCATCCATTTTCGCTTCATCGATTTCTCGCCACGATGCCTGAAAAACCGGTCGGCACACTCTTCCGTCCAACGTGACGAACTCATCGTCAGTGTTCGGCTGCGCTTCCTCAAAAAAACGCTGCTCTATCGCCTCCGCGGGGCACAGGATCTCGCCGGCATAGTTGCACATAATCCTGTATCTGCCACCTGGCACGCTATTGTTCAGACTCCTCTTCTTTGCCATATACAACCCAAAGGCACTCAGTATTACTGATCGCCGTGGTCTTATGCCCTTCGACCCTGGCGTTCTGTTTCCATCTCTGTATGCATGCCTTGATCGTGATTCCATACCGCATGCGCGCCAGAATATCCGCCGCAGCACCGACCTTTAACAGGCGTACAGAAAAAATCGGGTAGGTTCCACCATTGAAAAAACGAATATAATCCCCCCTCTTCGCCTTCTGCCAGTCTATGTTGTATGCATACCCAACCGGCAGCAGGATAAAATCAAGCTGCATCTCCCCAGGCTCCATATGGATAGCCTTGAGAATCTTCTTCTTACGCAGAACCGTATTTCCTTCGTAACTTAGCACTTAATGATGTTTTAGGACGCGTAATCTGCCACATAACCATCTCAAAATCCACCATAGCCTTAGGCCCAAGCTTATGCATTTCTTCCATGGGAAAATTTTGAAATTCATAAATGAACTCCTGAATATATGCAATGTAGTCCTCCTTCCGGAAGGCACGCATAAATTTCGGAACCTTATCAGACCAATGTATCTTCCGATTGGTCTTAAAAAAAGCCATAGCCAGCTCGTTCGGGTATTCAAGCCACTCCTGAACGCCCATCAGGTAAAACCGCATCGTCATCGGAATGACCATATATTGAAATCCACTAACCTTTCTGATTCCATCTATATAATCGAATCCAAGTGTTGACATCCTCTCTTCACGACACCACCTGAGCAACATGAACCGCCATCGCTTCCAGTCGAAAGACTCCTCTGGAAAACTAACAAGCCCGTACTTCCCCTGATGGAAGGTTGCATCAAACCACTCCTTCACGGCGAAATCATCCTCCGCCTCACAGGCTTCTATGACACCGCGACGAAAGCAGCTGTCAAAGAGGCGGAGGATTTCCGGTGCAGTTTTCAGGTTAAGGGGAGACCTCATTTCGTTTTCTTAAGCGTTCCTGTCTCAGGATCGACCACCCATTCGCCCTTCTTGAAGTCAGAAGGATTGATGTCGGACGATATCATGGCGTCGAACAAGCGGATCCGATTCTTCATCTCATCGATGCTGACCTCGTAATCTTCCCGCTTGAACTTGAACACAAGGCCGCGCCATGGTGCGAGAGGCGAGTCGGTGTCCTGCGGAATGTCATCGTCCTGGTAGATGTACTTGACTACCCAGATTTCCTCAATCCTCTGATTGGAGATAAACTGGCCGAGGAGCTGGTCACCATGGTCTTTCCATACGGCAAGCTTCTTCTCTTCGTACGAGGTGGACTCGTCGCCGAAGAACTCGATGCTGGTCGAGCCGACGAGCGTCTTGAACTCAAATTCAATCTTCTGGTCCGGCGTGAACGCATCCGGACTTGCGCCTACCGGGCAGTCCGGGGCAACCCAGAACGGAATCTCCGGAAGATCCTTCGAGTAAACGATCTCGTCGAAGCCGAGATTTGCCCTTGCCCATTCGCAAATATACGGTTCCTGCTGATTACCGATTTCCATCGGACGGGCCGAAATAGAGTGCGCGAAGCCATGATTCCGCTCCCACCGCTTCTTTCTGATGTAAGACAGGTTCGTTTCGATGATCCCGCCTTTTCCGCTTGTAATGTCCCCGAGTTCACTGGCCGTGATCATCCCGAGGCGCTTCTGCATCCATGCTTCCTTCCTGCTCATATCAGCAACCCCCGTATTTGTCGTAAAACTTCCTGATCATGGCGTCGGCATACTCGTCGGCCAATTCTGCCATGTCTTTTCCTTCTTCGGGTCCTTCCGAAGAAATCAGTCCGGTCAGCGCTGCGCAGGCAAACCGGATCCATAGTTCTTTTTCTTCAGTAAACATACTACAAAATTTGGTTTTCGTTAACAATTACATACTTTCCGTTATCGAGCAGGACGAGCCAATCACCGTCCTTCTGCTCGCTCTTCAGAACGCCGCTCTCGATGCGGTTCACGCCGGACCAGTGTACCCGTTCGCCCGCTTTCATAACGGCAGGTCTCCAACGTCTGCTCCGGGGACGGGGCGGTACGCGTCGATAATCGCGTCCTTGATTTCTTCCGACACCTCGTAAATCGCCATTACGTCCTCAAGCGTCTTCCCATTCTCCTTCATCCATTTCACGCAGCTCTCAACCTTTTCGGCTGTAAGCGGCTTCTTTTTCGCAGTCTTTGCAGGCTCCGATGATGCCGGGATTCGGCTGATCCGCAGGCCCCAGGTGGTGCCGCCGTCCTGTACGTCGCGAGTTTCTTCCTTCGTAAGCCTTACAGCGACATTCTCCAGCCGTGCGAGGTAGCCCTCGCACTCCGGATAAAGCTTCACGAGCCGCTTCCGGTTCGTAGCGTTGAGGATGAACGGCAGTTGCGTGTATGGATTCGGCGCAAAGTGCGCAATCCATACACCCTTCTCAGTACGGCCGTTGATCATTTCGCTCTCCTTGTACTCGATACGAGCAATGATAATTCTCTCGATGTCCTTACCTCCAGGCAAGCACTCGATTCCGCAATGGGTCAGCTTTCCGCCCATGCGATAGTGAATGTTTCTTTGATCCTCCATACTTTTTAATTTCGCCGCCCGGGGGCGTTTTCGGGCGGCATTTTTTTCAACTATTTACTATTGGATTCGCCCCTATCGTTATTTGAGTTTTCCGCATCTTCCTTCAAAAATCGGGCCAGTTTTTTGTCAGCCTCGCGGTCGTGCCGTCTGCGCGCCCTCTTCGGCATGTTGACATAATCTTGCACGCCCCTTTCAAATTCCAGTGCCGCTTTTTCCTCAAACTCGTCTTCCTGCTTCGCCTCTTTTGCCGCAGCCTTTCCGATGCGTGCGCTGTACTTTTTCAGGGCCTTCTGAATGTCGTCCACAAAGCCCTGGTCCGTCGTCAGCAGCATGCCGACCTCATACATGGTCTGACAGAAGCCCTCTATATTCGCGTCGTCCTTGCCGGCGATCAGATACCCGTAAGGATGCTCCGCGGCGGTCCACCTGGACTTCCAGTTTCCGCTCGCGGTCTCGACCTCGAGCCAAAACCGCCTGAAGCGCCACTTGAACGCCCCATCCCTGCTTTCACCCTTCCTAACCACGCCGTTCCGCAGCCGGAAGTACCAAAATTTACTGATTTTCGTGAATTTCATGCTTTATCATCTTAAAATTGATAGTCACGTCAAAAATTCTTGGGTCAACCGTCCGTTCGACGGTCATCACAGCCGTATCTTCGACGACATCGTACCCGATCTGCTTTTTAAGCTTCTTAATAATCGATTCCATGTCACAAATTTACGCAATTCTCTCGACAATCACTCCATTTTCGTCCTGACGCACGATATACCGCCAAAGAAACTGATCTCCGAGCCTGGTTGCGGCAGTCCTGGCAGCCCCATAATAGCCGTGGTCGAACCTGACGCGTTGGCCTACGTCCATTCCGCGCATCGTCGGCGCTACGATGCCCCATTTTTTCTTCTTCAGCAACCTGTCCTGGCACGCCGTGAGCCGGCAATACTTACACAGCCTGTCTTCCGGGCTCACCTTCCATACGCATCCTTTCATCTGCCAATCTTTTCTTAAAATATCCCCATATCAAGGACTCAGACGGATACATCTTCGGCATCCTGATCATCATCCTGACGCAGTCCCGGCCGTGGATCACGCTGCTGTGATCCATACCGAATACATTGCCGACCGCATTTGTCGACCACCCCTTGCCCAGCAGTTCGTGGATGACGATAAACCGCCCCCAGACCAGATCCCTCCGTCTGCTGCGCTGCCTTATGTCATTACCCGTGACCTCATTCATCGTCCTGATGCATAAATCAGCTTCGGCCGGCAGGCCGACGAGATTCGGAATCGGCTTCCATAGATCACTGCCGGCTATGTGCCGGTAAATCTCACACTTCTCTTCCCTGCTCAGACCGTCCAGGGCCGAGATCACTTTCTTGCATCTTTCGCTTTGCATATCTTCCATTCTATCATATCCCCAATATCCGCGTGGTCCGGGATCTCGCCAGTCGGCAAGCCCCACTTTTCCCACCATGGCCACACCTCGCCCTTCTCTTCCCAGGATATCCTCGCATCCATATCCGGGATCAGCACCATGTTCGGCTCGATGCCGCGCAGGTTAGACTTTCCTCCGGTCGCCAGAAACCTCCGGCCGTAGTAGAGCGTCGCAAGCAGGCAACTTTTCTCGCTCTCAAGGACGAAAGTCTTCTTCCCATCCTCCGGAATGCACGCCCCGAAGTAGCACCGGCCGGCATATCCGTCTGCAACCCTGTACTGCCGGCCCGGAAAGAAGTTCTTATCCCGATGGCCGTCGCCCCTGTACGCGATCCGCTTGTCATACAGGATCCGCCCCTGCTGGTCCACATACCAATATACGCAGTTTCCGTGCGAATCTGTCGTTACGTTGTATAAATTCCAGACCTCGCGTACCTTCTCCTCCGGGAACATCCCACACATCCATCGGAACAGCGGACAACCAGCCAAATCGTATCCTTTCGCACCCCTCAAGACCGCCGGATCGACATACCTGACCTCAGGACGCGCCTTCTCCCTGATCTCGCGGTTCCAGACGATAGCCTGGCTCTCCCCGTTGATCATCCGCAGCGCATCCTTGTAGTCAGCGGCGCCGCCATACTGGATCAGCCACTGCGGAAGGCTCATTCCGGAGCCGCCCTCCTCATAGACGAAGACCCCTCCCCGGGAGATGAAGACCTTGATCTTGTCCCGCCGGTATGCATGCCGCTCCCCGTTGAGGTAGTACGGCCCGCAAAGCTTATTCGGACCGTCCTCCTCCAGCTCCATACCCATCAGCCTCGGCGCATTCTTCAGCGCCGTCAGCGGATCGTACCTCCCTCTGTACATCTCTGCTCCCATATCAGAACGGTATATTACCCATGTTGTCACCCAGTCCCATGGCCCCGTGGATATCCGGCGTACGGTCTCCAAAGTCCTCCGCCTCGTCCAGGTCGCCCGTCAGGTCGAGCTCCGCATCCTTGCCGGGAACATATTCTACGCCCTGCTTGATGCAGTACCACGTTCCGCTTCCACGGCGGTCCTTCGGGAAGCCCAGGTCATCGAAGATCTTCGACACGCTCTTCGCTGTCTTCGGCACCTCGCCGTAGTCCTTGCAGTAACCCTGGTAGATATTCATCCATTCCTTCAGCGACTTCCAGTCCTCACCGCGCTTGCCGGCCTCGTAGCCGAACTCGCGGATCCAGCGCCTTGCCGAATTGGAATCGGCCTTCATCTCGCTCTTCATCTTCATGACACTCTCTGACATGTCAATTTTGCAGTCGTTGCCGATCAGCGCCTTGTATCCGTCATACATCCAGTTGAAGATCGCGGCCCGGACATTGTCCTCACGGAGCTTCGCCTCCAGCTGGGGATCCCGCTCCCGCTCCGACACCTTGTTCGGGCAGTTGATGATCAGGAAACGCCGGAAATAGCCATCGCTGTCGTCCGTCGTCGGCGGAATCTTGTTCGCGCAGCAGAGCATCAACGGCACCTTCGTCACCTTCGTCATCTCCCGCGAGTAGGGACTGCGACCCGTGAACTCGTTGCCGCTCACGAAAGCCTTGAAATCCCCTCCCGAGAAGTCCTTGTCCGACACATCGTCGCAGTAATTCATGATCTTGCCGTTGACCTCTGCCATGTGGTAGTCCATCTGGTGGCTCTTGAAGAGCTGCTCCGGCGTGAACGTGGTGATGCAGTTCGTCACCGGCTGCCCGTTCTCGTCCTCGTTCTTCAGGACATTCACGATCGCCCGGCAGATCACGCTCTTGCCGTTCTGCCCCTCTCCGACGACGAAGCAGATGTATTCGAACTTATGCTTCGAGCGGTCAATCAAAAACGCCCCGCAGAACTGCTGGATCGCCGACCGCATGCCGTCGTCCGGCACCGTCTGCATGATCACCTTGTCCCACAGGACGCTCTTCGCATCCGGCTTGTACGGGAAATTCAAGATCACGTCCGTACAATATTTGTAGTCATGCTCCTTCGCCCTGCCCGTCTCCAGGTCCAGGACGCAGTTCGTGAAGCATACGTACCTCCGGTTCGGATTGAACTGGCACCACTTCGTCTGCATCAGCGACTGCCGCACGTACTTCTCAATCCGCTCCGCCGAGTCCAGCCGGTATACCAACCCCACGTTGCACTTCCTCATCACCTCCCTGATGATGCCCAGGAACCGCGTCTCGCTCATGAACTCGAAGAACCGGCCGTTGAACACGTAGGTCGCGCCGATCACGTCCGCCTTGAAAAAGCCGTTCCCCTTGTCATTCTCATCGCCACAGATGTAGCGCCGGAACTGCTCCGCCATCATAGCCTCGTTGTACTTATTCACGCGAGAGTCCCGCTCCCCAAGGTCCTGGATAGACGGCCCCACGGTCGAAAATAGGTAATCAATGACGAATTTGTAGTCCATGCGCGGTTTGCATTCAAAAAACCTGCCAAATGGAACGCCCTTCCGAAGAAGGGCTGGCTCGCGTTCCACCTGACAGGTCGACAGTTCTCTTCCGCAGCGAGCCAAGCTGCTTCAACTATGTGACCTGGACGGGAATCGAACCCGCGCCCCCATGCGAACTGGCCGCCGCATGCGATCTGCCACTGATCTACCAGGTCAAAATCGCCGTCTTTCCGAGCTGTCACCGATGCGGCAAATTGGGCTGCAAATCTTCGGCCGCGACCCTTTCATCCGCGGGCTGTGCGAGTATTGATTTCAAAGCCGGAGAAGCACCGGCGCACCGGCCCGCATATTTACCACCTACCCTGGACGGCGTCCTCGGTCGGGACCCCCGCTTATACGCGGCTACCGGACAACACCGAACACCTCGCGATAGTGCTCCAGCGCCTGCTCCTCCGTAGAAAAAGCCTCCGGCTCCGAGATGGCCACCTTGCTGTCCAGCTGGTACATCACCATCGCGGAGTCCAAAATGTCATTGCCGGCCTCGTCGCGGTGCATCCCCGTAGGGACAACCTGGATGCCGCGCACGACGCCAGTCTCCATCTTCTTCGTGGCCGTATTGAACCAGACCACCTTGTCCAAAATGTCGAATTTCGTTACCATAGCTATGCTTATTTGTTCATACCTTTCCTATTTTCCGCTGCTCCCGTATCCGCCAGCTCCCCTCTCGCTCTCGCTCAGCTCCTCCGCCTCCTCGAAATCGACCCACGGCAGCCGCATGATCACCAGCTGCGCAAACCGCTCGCCGACCTCATAGAGCCCGCAATCCATGCTGCCCCTCAGGCCGAACTTCGCCATGACCTCGCCGCGATATCCGCTGTCGATCACGCCGACGGCGTTCGTCAGCAGCAGGTCCCTGTTCGCGATGCTGCTCCTGGGAAATACAAGCCCGACATACCCCTCCGGGATCTCCACCGCAATGCCGGACCTATAGATATAGACCCTGTGCCCCGCATCCCATTCCCTCGAGACGGCCACCAGGTCCCAGCCGGCATCACCCTTATGCGCCATCTTCGGCTCCACGGCCTCGGGGCGCAACCTCTTGAATCTAACTTTTACCATAACGTTCCGCAAAACTAACAAAACATTTCCTCTTTCCAAAATTTTTCATTTCCACAGACCGCCCCACATGTCCAGCCACATCCTGCACAGCACGCCGTGGTCCCTGTAGCTGCTCGCCCCCAGGTGTATGATGTACTCCCCGATGTTCACTCTCTTCCCCTTCAGCCCCCGGCGGTCGCACTCCGCAAGGAACCATGCGCCGGTATCCCACCACTGCCCGGGACCCGTCGTCAGCGCCCAGCACCACTCCCCGTTGAAATACCTGACGCCGGCCTTCCGGCACCGCTCCGCCCCGATCCAGCAGAGCATCGGCCAGAGCCGCTCGTACCGCTTCCCGTCCCTCCCTTCGTACCAGTGCCGCTCTCCTACCCAGGCCAGCCCCTCGCGACTCCCCTCCTCCGCGAGCCGCACGATGCTCTTCCTGAGCAGCACGTCGCTGTCCAGCAGCAGGAACCCCTTCTCCCCGCGCAGGTCCAGGTTCCGCACCAGCCAGTCTATGCTCAGCATATGCCGGGCGCTCCCCCAGCGGTTCCACGCCTCCCTCTCGTCCTTGTCCGGCCACTTCGCGAGCTCCTTCTCGAAATCCACGAGCTGCCCGCCGCCGTTCTGCAGCACCTCAACCCCGAACCCGTCTTCCGCGACGTACGGCAGCCGGTCCGAATTCTCGAACACGACGACCCTGACCGCGTCGCCGCACCACTTCCTGATACTGCGCACGAGCGCCCGCGTGAGCTCCGGCGTATTATAATGCACGACTGCCGCTATTACCTGTCCCATAGCTATGCCCCCCATCTGAATACATACCCCTTCGCGCTCTTCCCCCGGCCGTCCGCAACCCGCCTGGCCTGCGCCGGATCCACGCCGAGCTCGCGGCATGCCGCCTGCAGGCTCTCGAACTTTCCGACGAAGGCGCCGTCGCGCTGATAGACCCAGCACCTGCGCCCTCCGGCCTTCCTTCCCTTGCGTTCCTCCTTCGTCTCGCTCCACGCCAGGTTCTCCACCCGGTCATTCGTCCGGTCCCCATCCAGGTGCACCACGTACGGCCGCATCTCCGCGTTCGCCACGAACGCCCTTGCGACGAGGTAGCAGACGAGGACCTGCCTGCACCCCTCCTCCTTTCCTGACAAAGTGACATACCTGCCGCGCACCTTCGCAAGTACGCATCCCCGGGACCAGACATTGCCCAGCTCATCCACTTCGTATTTCCCGCCGAAGCCACGGATCTTCTTTCTTGCCATGCCCCGACGACCTGCAAAATCCGCGCCACTCCAAAATGACGATATCCACAAGTTTTCCACAGTTCGGGAAGCCCAGGTGTAGGAAATGTAGGAAACGGTCCTATCTGAATGTATGAAAAAAAGAAGGACGATATGCCTGATTATCAGCTAAATCGCTTTCTGAAACAGTCCGTCCTTTTGCACTATAAATCACGATTCATAATACGCTGAAACATAAATATTTACGGCAAAATCGTGTATGAAATGAAGCAAATGAAGCAAAATTTCTATATTAGCTCTGTTATTTTTTCCGCTATTTTATATATATATTAATATTCATTTCCTACATTGATGTATATAAATTATTGTTATATAAGGAGTTAACAGGTGTAGATAAAAATCGCTAATCATACATTAAGAGGACTTTTTGCACATTTGCTGCACTCAAAAATCGACAATTTGCTGAAAATTAATGTGTTACGATGGTCAAGATTTGCACGAAAATTCACGACCGCGCCGGACAACCCAAAATCACTACTCCAAAATATAAGAAAAAAATTTCAGGGTCCCACCCCTCTGCGGGCGGCGCAAATGGGATAAAACCCCCGCCACCCTTCTAAGTCTTTGATTTTCAGCGCATTAAGCACAGTGCCGACCGTAACTTTGCGTAATTTAGAATTTTTATAAATTAGCAAAAATCGGTCGTAACTCGTTGATAATCAGGCAGTTAGGGGTCGCGCAATCCCCAATTTTATATGCGCCACCATTTTATCGTTATTCGATAAAAATTGTATGCCATACGATAAACACCGTGGCATAGGATTTGCAATTGTATAGGCAAAGTGCAAAACAAATTAAAATTAATTCATCATGAAAACAAGTATTTACAACGGAGTAGAAAACCTTAGCAAAAAGCAGGTAAACACGGAGCGCGCAAAGGAAAAAAACAACGTACGCGAAACTCTGAAAAATTTCGAACTTTCATTAAATAGCGCGTTTAAGCAATTAACCGCAACGGGCAGCACTGCCCGCAACGCTGCAAACGCTTGCAAAGGTACATATAAAACCGCGTTAGAAGTTGTCGCGGCTTGTTATCCCTACCAGACCGAAAACGGCCAACTTTGCACAAAAACAAAGGACGGTTACAAACTCCGCAAATTGAGTGGAACCGCAACGGCCTACGCAATTGTTAAGACTGCCGTTTGCAATTTCATCGACTACAAAACAAAGAGAGTTGAAAAACTTATAAACATAGTCGAACCAATTGAGGCCTAACAAGCCGTAACAACCGGACAAAATCGGACTTTTTGGAACTGGTTGCAGTTTTAGGGGACTGACTTTTTAAAGTCACGAACCGAACAGCGAAAACCACGCCCAAACAAGAGCCGCCCCGTTACTGCCGCGATGGGGTTATAGGTAAGCAGCAGACAGTTTCGGGATAGGATAAGTGCGGCCGGACTGTCGGGCAGAGGGAATGCAGCGAACGCGTGAGCAATAAGTACGCCACGACCGAAACTGCCGAACGGTTCAAACGAACTGCAAAAGTACGAAGTGAACAACCGAATAGGCACGGAACGACTGGCGGAAAAAAGAAGCGCAAGTAACTGAAGAGAACCCACGACCTATGCGCGAAAAAGCGCATGGGCAACGTTTGCCACAGGCGAGGAGCCGGACGAAGTGGTTCACGGTAAGGTAGCCCAGGCACGAAGAGCGACGAAGCGCGAAGACGCGAGTACAGCGCCCGGCAAAGAATAACGGCACCCGTGTAAAGTGACCGATGGCAAGGGAGCGATACACGGGTTATGGGTAGAATGAATGACAAAGCGCGTCTGGGGCCGAAGACCTGGGCGCGTATTCTTTTTGGTAGGTCGGAACGAGGTGCGATGCCGGGCGATCGAATTGCCCTCCGGCCACAAGCGCAATATTGCGCGAAACAAAAAAAACATAAACGATGTTAGGTAAAATCATCAAGGGCGAGAGCCTGATTTTCGCATTTGACAGCCGCTGGGTGAACTTCAACGGCAAGTACGACACGACCGTGCTCGTCCCGAGCGGGCGAATCACGAAAGACCAGCTGATCCGTCTGCAGGCGCATGGCGTCATTAACAACTGGGGCGTGTTTTTCGACAAATATTCGGTCGATGTGAACACGGGCGATATCGAGTGGGAGGACTGAGCGATGGACAAGAAAAAGGTAGGAAAGGTCGTGTTGGCCGGAATCATTGTCGCGGAGTTGGCGATGCTGGACTATTGCGCATGGCGGGTCATGCGTGACGGAGTAGTAATTGAAGTGACTGCCGAGGAGTTGAGCGCGGCGAGCGAGGCGGCGCGGATGGATATGGAGGGCGAGCGATGAGTTTTGCCTATGTAGTAATCGAGGGCCTGGCGTTGGTTGCGCTGGGCCTTTTTGTCGTATGCGTAATAGATGCGATTAGGAAATGACGACTTTGAGATTGTATAACCAAGTAAAAGGACATGGACATGGAAACGGATAGCAATTACACGGGTTACGCAATAATGGGGAAGGGCGGAAATCTTGAGGCTGTATCCTCATACGAGTCGGTCGGTATGTATCAGCCGTGCGTTTACGTAAAAAACGGAATCGGTACGTGCCTCAGGTTGGGCGGTCTTCCAAACGCCGATGGAACACCTATCAACAAAAAAGTTGATGTTAGTGTAAGACAAAAGTAACCGAGTAAAAGGAGAATAAAATGCAAACAAAGAAATTCAAGACGCAGCGCGGTTGGCTTGATTATGTCGCCAAGCGCGGAAGCCACGGTAAGGGAAGAGTGTACGAACCTGTGAGCGAATTTTTCAAGTCCGAACGTCATTTCTTCTACTACACAAAATTTCGCGAGCCTGGCGAGAAATACCATAGCGAAATTGTGAGCGCACCAATGGAGTGGAAATACGAGTTCGCTTTAGCAATCGTGAATTTCCATTGGAGAACGAAAACGAAAGCAGAACGCGAATGGATTGCCGAGAATCTTGCGAAAGGGAATGGTGATTTGTCGATGCTTCAAAGCTTCATTTTCGAACTGCGGAAGGATGACGGAGTATGGGTATATGATTATTGCACGAGTGGACTTTCCGGTCCTGATTATGACTGGTGCAAGCGCCAATATCTAAAAAGTATCTAATTATGGAAACCTATCTGCAAATCAAAGCACGCCATCAGGCGGAAGTTGACGCGTTCCCTATTGGGGCGGCATTTTCTAACGAGCAGCTCGCTGAAATGATGAAGAAGTTCGGGCTGCCAAACGATAAGACCGGATATGCTCAGATCGTAAGTCTGGGCTACGGATGCTTCATCAAGCGAACGGACGTCCCGGCCTGGCTGGAGATGGGCAAGCGGCACGATGCGGAAATGAAGGCGATGCGCAAGAACCGCAAAGAGCTGGTTCAGGCATTGCGCTACGAGTTCGCGAACCACGAGTGCCAGTTTAACAACGACGAGACGCAGAAAAAGATTGTCTGTGATTGCGTCGGACTTGACTACGAGGAAGTGATGAAGGACGCCTGGCTGAAGAAGATTTACAGCGATGCGTGGAAACTATTTTGGAACGATTGTATAAAGAATGATTGGTTTTGATATGGCAAATAGAGCAGATTTGAAACTGTACTCACCGCAGCGGTGGTACTTCAACCAGTACGAGAACGGACGTCTTATATCGCGTCCCTTGGGTTCAAGACGGAACCGCTGGCAGAGTCCTTTGCTCGCTCAGTCGAGAAGGAAGTGGAGAGCGCGATAAGGAGTGGAGCGAAGCGCCGGCCCGGGATAACCGAGAGAGTGGAGGAGGCGAAGGGCTGGAGCGTGGACGGCAAGGTATTCAGCGACTTCCATGAGGCGCTGTGGTATAAGTGGACGGATAGACCGAACGCAGAAATCAAAGGAGTGTTTGAATTATGAGAGAGGTAAGCAAGGAAGAGTTCTACGAAACTATCGGGCCGCTTGATGTGGTTTCTTCTCTTCGAGAAGTAAGAGAAAACGGCCATATCGGCTATGAGCATAGTTTTCACAAGCGTTATCGTTCCGATATCATTGGGAAGGTTATACCTAGATTAGAGCTGGACAAATATCCGTACTTTGTACAACATTATTATTTATACTAACTATGGCAAAAGAAATCAAAATCGTGAGTTTCACGTATCCCGGTTGCATCATCGTATGCAACGGCAGCGCAAAGTTTGTGAACGGCAACCTTCCCGAGATTGCCCGAATCTTCCACGACCGCCACATTGAGTGGCAGCGCAAGCGCATCACCGACCAGATGCGCGAGTATGTCGAGAAGCTGGCCAATGAGCCGTTTGTCGAGCAGTTTTATAAGGGTCCTAACTTCTTCGAGAAATGAAACAAGTAAGAGTAGTATTGACCTGCGACGAGGGATTCGTTGCGGTCAGCATGATGGAAATGGCAGAGCAGATTGCTTTTGAAGGATTCGTTTATGACGAATACTATCTTCGGCACGGAACTGCAATCATTGAACCTTTTGAAGAAGATGAGGAATAATCATGGCAAAGTACAAAGTCAGAATCAACCGCGTGGAATACTTCACGCACGAGGTCGTTGTTGAGGCAGACAGCCCAACGTCCGCAGTTAAAAAATAGAAGAAGTCTGGCAGGAAGATTCAATGCTGTGGGAAGAGACAACCGATTGCATTGACGATGCAATGACTGACTTTCAGTGCGCGGGTCTTGCAAGTAAAGAAGAAACGGAATATTTAACCAACATCGAATAATAATGGGAAAGTATTACATGATCACATGGCCTGAGAGCCAGGAGTGGATGGACGTTGACGGCGTCGAATTTGGGATGGACGACATGACAGTGTTTGTCCCGGAAGAACTTATTGACGGAGAGGAATAGTATGGCAACCGAGAAACTCACCGGCAAGCACCTGTACTCCGAAATGAAATCGGATGCGGTTTTGCGCAGGATACAGAAGATGATGGACCTGCGCGACCAGGTGGACGTGGAAAATGAGCACGTCCGAATCAGCTACGACAACCGGAAGACAACGGCACTGGTCCCGTCCGTCTCTCTGATTCCTGTGGCCGACTGCCACAACTGCGCAAAGTGCAGCAACGGCTGCTACGATGTGCGCCACTGCTGCCTGTGGGGTACGGTTCAGAAGGGCAGGGCAATCAATTCCGCCATCGCTCACGAGGATATGGAGCGGTATTTCCACGAGATTGCGGAACGCGTGAAGTTCATGCGGTTCTTCCGGTTCCACATCGGCGGCGACATCTTGTCCTTCTGGTATTTCGAGCATATGGTCGACATCGCCAGGCGGACGCAGACCTGCGACTTCCTTGTATTCACGAAGATGTTCGGAATCGTCAATCATTGGATCGACAAGAATGGCGAGCTACCGCAGAACCTGCACGTCATCTTCTCGGATTGGCGCGGCATGAAGATGGACAATCCGCACGGCTTGCCGGTCAGTAGTCCGAAATGGAGCGATGGCACGACCGGCCCGAATGTGACAGACAGACAGTTCATGTGTCCTGGCGACTGCAGCCAGTGCGCGACTGTCGGAGAGGGATGCTGGGCGGCTAAGAAAGGGGATACGATTTTATTTGAAGCACACTAAAAACAAAGAGAAATGAACGCAAAACAAATCATTAGCGACCTGCAGAAATCAGGAGCGAAATTTACCATCCATACCGACATCGCCTACGGACGGGGAATCAACGGGATCGGTTACGAAAACTACTGCACGCGGGAAGAGATCGGAGAAAGCCTGAAGACCGTTGTTTGCCGAACCTTTTTACCGAAGGACGACCATTTGGTAATCATCGAAGATTATATACCGCCGGAGATTCCTTGGAACAGGAAAGCAGAAAAGAAGCCATATACCCGTGAGTTATATATCGACTACGGCAGAATTACACACATTACAAAATACGTATAGCAAGATGGAAACAATCATCATCATGACAGAGGTCGTTACGCCGGCCGGCAGGTACACGAAGTTCAATGTCAAGGACGGCGGAAAGCTGGTCGCGACAGTCGACCGCGTTGACGGCAGGTATGTCATCTTCGCTTGGAATATGCATCTCTTCCAGGAGGTGGCAACAAGGATCCGCAAGCCATCCGCCATCAAGGTCGCCCAGGATTGCGTGCGAAACGTTATTCCGGACGCAAAATTCAGACACAATATCGTAAGAGAAATTTGGCACTAAATTTGTAATATCACATAGTATGAACGCAAGGGAAAAATTCATATAAAACTTTAAAATCATGAACAAGCAGAGAAGAAAATCGATTGAATCTGTCCATGACAGGCTGATGGAGGCGCAGGCCGACATCGAGGAAATCAAAGACGAGGAAGAGACGGCGTATGACAATCTTCCTGAGGGAATTCAGTACTCTGAGCGTGGCGAGGCGATGCAGGAGGCGGTTGATACGCTCAGCAGCGCCTACGACAGTATTCAGGATGCCATCGACTATCTGGAGGAAATCTTATGTGCGTAGTCGTTACATACATGGGGTATGACCTCGAGACGGACGGTCACTCCTACCAGAGCAAGATCAACGGCCGGGTGCTGAAGTTCGACACGGCCGGAATGTGGGTAGATTACATCAACAAAATCGTAAAGAAATGAGAAAGATTCGAAAAGTCGTCGCCATTAACGTTGCGACTGGCCAGCGGAAGGAGTTCGCCGGAACGTATCAGGCTGCGAAGGCGCTGGAGACAAGCACGCAGAATATCGCGCTTGCAATGGACCGCTGCGGCATCTGCCGTGGCTGGAAACTCTATGACAGCCCGGAAAGTCTCCGGGAGAAAATTGAAGAACTGAAAAAAAGAATCAAAGAAATCGAAAAGTAAAATGAAAACGAAAGATCAACTCATCAACCTCGGCCTGTCCGAAGCGAAGGCCGACGAAGTCATGTATCTCGAAAGCAAGATGATGGAGCACGCAGTTAAGTTTCAGTTCCGCAAGAAGGACAATTCTATCCGGGACGCGGATGGCACACTCCGGAGAGAGGAAATGGTCCAAGAGGACGGCACATTATGGGAGCCGGTCGGCGAGAGCAAGCCAGAGCCAGCCAATGTAATCCGCTACTGGGATCTGGACGCAAAATCATGGAGATGTTTCGATGTGCTGCGGTTCATCGGAATTTGTGTTGCGTAATTGCGTGCACCTATTGCATAATCTTGTACTTATCACTATCTTTGTAATTGTTACGTGCGAGGTAACGGACATAGACATTTAGATGCCCAGATTAGTAGGCGTATGCTCGCACCATACACCGAACACCTGGGCATTATTTTACAATGGGCATGGAACGGCATTCTAACAAAGAGGTGTGGAGACCAGCGAAGGGTTTTGATGGGATCTACGAGGTGAGCAATTATGGACATATATTGAGCCGAAATCCCTATCACAGAAAAGAGCCGGTCATATTGAAGACATGGTTGGGAAATAAGGGATATCTTCGGATAACCTTACGGAAGAATGGCGCCATTGTGCATAAACAAGTCGCTACGCTTGTCGCTGAGGCGTTTCTTCCGAACCCCAACAATCTTCCACAAGTAAACCATAAAGACGAAAATAAGACCAACAATTTCGTATGGGTTAACGAAGACGGCTCTGTTGATATAGAGCGCAGCAATTTGGAGTGGTGTTCGTGCAAGCAAAACATTAACCACGGAACAAGGAACAAGAGAATGGTAGAGACACGCTCAAGGTCTGGGCAATTACGAGGCGAGAAGGCTGTTGTCCAGCTATCATTAGACGGGCACTTTGTTAAGGTGTTCCGTTCCATGTGTGAGGCGACTAGAGAGACTGGTGCGTATTCATCAATAATCTGCAAGTGTTGCAAGGGAATAAAGCAAAAACACCACGGATATAAGTGGCGTTATCTCAATGATTATTTGGCCGAAAGCAACCAAAAACTAGATGAGATTATTTATTAATTTAAACGAAATGAAATGAAAATCTACGTAGGACGCTGGGACTTACTCCCGGCCGAATGGGAGGGAATTAACGGGCTATACGAGAAGTCCGAGGAAGAAATCGGCAAGGAAGTTGCCCGGCAGAACTGGACGGACGAAGGTTATATCGACCCGTTCGTCGGAATCTATACTCCTCAAGAGTTCGAGGAGACATTCAACCAGGACCTCAACGGCGGGGTCAACACAAAGAAATACTGGATCAAAATCTTCTAATCATGGGACAGACTTATGACGTCAACCTCCGGGTGAGGTTCAAGGATGAAAAGGGAGCGAAGCAAGCGCTCTTCGACAAAATTTCCAAAGCTAAGCAGGAGCACGTCATCTACGACATGCAGGGCCTTCGGATGAAAGGCTTCGACTTTGACAACATCTGGGACTTGATGTCCGTCTTCTTCTGCGGATGGGGTGAAAAGATTCTCGATACGTCAGACAAATCTTGGCGCTATTCTTGCTTCGATGCAAGTTACGGATGGGAATCCGTCATGATGGATGCTTTCGAGAAGATTGCGCCATACCTTGAGGACGGCTCTGAAATCAAAATCTATCCCGACTCCGGCTGTGACCTTGGTTACGTGGAAGGCGGGGATGTGATTTGGAACTGCTAAATTATGGACTATCTTCATCTTTATCGGCTTACGAAGCAGGACCTGAAGGACATCATCGCCCTGTACTTTCCGCACTTAGAGGGGAGCCTCTACAAGTGCTC